ACATTTGCTTCACGCAAATACTCTTTGTTGGGCTGGTTGTACACATCCACGGTCGGGATAGTTTTGGGTTGTTTGTATTCAGCCATTTCAGCCTCCGCGACCAACAGAACGCTGATTCATGACCTTGGCCATGTTGCGTCCGTACTTGAGCATGTCGCCGTTGGTTTTACCGCCAGCCTTGAGCTTTGTCATTGGCTTGCCGGGGTGCATGTTCTTCTCATGCTTGCCAATCGCGGACTTAATCATCTTCTTGTCCTGTGCCAAATCTTTCTTGTCTTCTGCCATGATCGACTCCTTATGTCGTTGCAATCGTAACTGTACCAAGTTCCACCACTAAAACCAAGTTATTTGGTGTTAAAGCTGCGTCAAAGAACGCTGCTCCACCAACTGGGTTCCAGCCCCACTGAAATATCCGGCTACCCCCACTGAGTATGCCTTGTGCGTCTTCAGCAGTGCTGTCTGTCTCAACCACTTGCAAACCTGTGCGCCCAGAAACTTGGTAACTCAGGTCAGGACGCGGGTCACGCACCCCTTGCGGGTCATCCACTGGGTACATACCCAGCAACAACTGTGGCTGATCTGGTTCCCAGCACTCAGGGCACACTTTCAAGTCGTATGTCTTGGTTTTGACAACGAGCTTCTTGAGCGCCGTGAGCTTGAACCGGAAACCGCAACGGTCGCACTCGGCAATTGAGTTTTTGCCACTGGCAAACCGATTTCCCATCAGCCGCCCCCAATGAACATCTGTCTGGGCACAAGCCGCAAGGCTGCACGTTCTTGATCCTCATCAGCCGCCGACATCCAAGCCTCGTCATACTGGGCTTTCAGCACTACCAGCCTGTCCATGCCACCCGGAACCTTCAAAGCGATGTAGTAGGCCAGTCCAGCCACCATGCAGGGCACAAATCGGAAGGGCACATCCATGACATTTACACCGCTGCCAGCATCCTGCACCCGGCGCATGCGCCAGTACACAAATTGATAGGTCTGGGAGCCATCAGGAGTGGGCCAGACAGTGATTCGGGGGAGGTTGGGTACGTAGACAGCCACACCAGCGGTGTGGGCTGCGGCGGTCGTGTTGTTCTGGGCACGAAAACAGTCGCCCAAGTCGTTGCCATCCACGTAGGTGTAGTAGATTGTCTCGGTGCCCAACGTGATGTAGCCAGATGTGGCCAGCCCAGTGGTACTGGAAAGAGTAATTGTGGTGTCTGTGGACGTGATGGTGGTCGCCAAAGTTACGCCAGAGGGGGCATTCTGGCCATCCAGCCGCTGATACCAGACTTGAATTGGTCGGGCTTGGGTCAGTTTGTTGGGGATGGTTGCGTAGGTGGACACGCTGATGCGTGTGATTGTCAAATCTGACTGGGTTGCGGCCACGTTTGCATTGGTTCGGATCACATGATCCAGCAAATCCACCGTATCGGTGGGGATGGCGTAGGTATTTAACCCTTGCTCAAAGGTAATCGTGCCCTGCTCAAACGTCCACATGTTGATGCCACGGTTTGCCCAGTCAGCAAACAGTAAGTTCAGTGATCGCCGAGCCGTTTTCAGGTCATAGCCCGTACGCAACTCTGAACCAGCACGCTCAAAAGCTTCCTCTACCAGTTCGGTGAGGTCTAAATTGAAGCCTGTTGACCCAGAGGTGTTCGCCATTATCTAAATCCTGCCGTTTTCTTTGCTATGCCTTTAGGCTGAGCCACAAACTGCTTACCTGCTGCCTTACCCTTACGCTTGGCCTTGGTTGTCGCAGCATACTCTGCTGGAGACAACGACTTGATAGCCGCTTCTGGCAAATACCGTTCACCGGTTTTGCTGGAAGGCTTTCCCGACTTGGTACGCCACTTTTGGTCGCCCCAGTTTTTTAAGGACTGTTGCGGCGCTTTCAATCTTTGTAGCCCCCGCCTGCCGCCTTGTACTTCTTGGCAACAAGTTGTGCTTTACGGGCTGACCATTGACCTGCACCAGTACCGTGGGTAGCCGCTGCCTTGACCTGAGACACAATCTTCTTGCGCAGGGTAGGCTTGGTGTAGTTACCCGCCGCGTTGACTTTGCCGCCTTCTTTGTACTGAGTGAAGTCGGTGTCATCGCGGCGTGCTTTCTTCACACCGTTGGGCATTTTGGAGGGGTTGATGTCCCCCATTCCACGGCTGGCTCTCATCTCAGCACATCTTTCCGCCGGATTTCATGGTAATCATTTTGCCTTTAGTTTTGCCTTTGGAAGCAATGCCGTCACGGCTGGGAGCAGCAGTTTTCACTGAGCCCATCTTGGCAGAAGTGATGCCGCCAGAGGCCATCTTCTTCATACCCATTTCTTTTTTGTCCATTGCTTTGTCTTTGGCAGATGCTTCAAACTTTGCAAACGGGTTCATTTTCTTTGTAGCCATATCACCACCTCTTTTAAAAGTTTTGCCTTTGTCGGCAGTTGAAAAATCCTTGCCCACAGACTGCGGGACTCCGACTTTCTTGGCAAACGATGGCGAGTGCGCAATCGCTTCCATGAAATTGTGTTGCTTCTTACTTGTGCTCGGCATCGTCTGCCTTCTTTTTACGAAGCAGCTTGTAAAAATCTTTACCTGTAGCCATTTCGTAAATGCGCATGGCTCCCACTACTGCGCCAATCAAGGCAAACAGTGGGTTAAACATTTCCAAGAACGCGCCAAACGTGCTGAAGATCGCCACGAAATCCAGTACATTTTTTACGTTGTCTGTGTGTTCGGTCATTACAAGTACCTACCTTTTGTTTTGCCTTTGACAGCACAGCCATCTGCACGAGAAGAAGCGCTGGAGACTTTGCCGCCTTTGGCCATTTGAATTGGGTTATCCAAACTTGGAGACTGGCCCGGTTTCATTCCGCCCCCTAAACTACCTCCACGCAATTGCAGAGATCGTAGTTTTTTCTCGGTGTCGTACCGTGGGTTGTTTTTGTACTCTTCAGCACCTTTTTTAATCTCATCCGCAGTACGTTTACTACGTTCAGCTTGTTGTTTGGCAACGGACTCGTCCGAAGCTTTTGGTGGTGAAACCATTTTTGACTTTTTACCGTCTTTTTCAAAGTCTGTGTCATCCATGTTTACCTCAACATTTCCAAGCCCGAAGGCTTTTGTTAATCCTCGAATCGGGGTCTTTTGCGGTCTTCGTACTTGTCAGCTTCTTCTTCATGCCTTCCATACGGGCGCAGAAAGAGTCTCGGCGTTTGCCGCCCTCTGGTTGAGGAGCTTTCAGGCCCGGCTTGCCGGGGTTCGCCTTGTTGTAGGAAGCCCGACCTTTGGCGTTCAAGCCGCCCTTCTCGGATTTCCCTTCCTTGCGTGTCCATGCTGGTGACTTAGCCATAAAACGCCGTCACGCCAGTAATAGCCGCAGACGTGGCAAAGTAGATGTTTGTGCTGAACTTGACACCTTCTCCCGGAATAAGGATGTACACCGCATTTGGGTTGGTGTTGGACACAATATCAAACTCCACCAGTGTGGTGCCGCCAGAACCGCCGTCTTTGAAAGTAATGGCCGATGCCGTGCTTGCCGCACCAACAATGACAAAACCCTTCAACCGCGCAGGTTGGCCAAAGATCGAACCGGACGTATTTAAGTGCGTTGACTTAACGTCATATTGCATTGTCATAATCAAACTCCTGATTTAACAGGGGCCGAAGCCCCGTTGGGTTGATTAGGAAGTAGCGAACGGTGTGGCAACAGTGCCTGAACCCAACACAGTGCCTTTGACCATGTACTTCAGTGCAGCAATAGCAAAAACCTGAATCCAAGTACCTGCAATACCGCCAGTAGTGCTGCCGTTCAGGTTAATGAAGACATCACTTGCGCCAGCAACAAAACCACGGGCTGCGTCTGTTGAATCGGTATCAATAGACATGACCGCGCCAACATACTTGTCAGTACCATCAGTGCCGATTTTCACGGAGCTTGTGGCAACGGTTGTGGGAACCCAGATTGTGTACAGCACGCCTTGGTTGTTGGTGGTGCTTGGGTCTTGGCCGGGGCCAGAAGTTGTGGGATTAGTTGCAGCACTGATAGTGGGCAGAGTCAAAACAAGATTTGCTGCCAAAGTGCCGCCAACAGAAAGAATACGACCGCCGTGGTCGGTAGGGTTCAATGTGGTTGAAGCTGTGATTGCAACAACAGAGGCTGGGCCTTGTTGGTATGCGCCGCCCAATGAACGAACTGGGCCTTGAAACGTAGTGCGTGCCATGATGATTCCTTACATGCAAGTAGCGCATCTGTCTGCATGTCGTCAGCCGGGACTGTCAGATGCACCGGAAACCCCGGAATGGTTTGAATATACCTCAAAAGAAAAAGGGGCGCTAGCCCCCTTTTCAGCTTTCGCTTACGCGCCAGCAGAACCCCACATACCGAGGGGATCAGACCAGCCGAAGCTATAACGTTCACGAGCTTTGTAACGGACGTTGCCGGTATCAAAGTCGCCGTCCATTGAGTTAGCCAGAGGCATACGCTCAAAGTGCTTCATGCCGTTTGGAACGTCAGTAATCAAATACCAGCCGTTGACATCGGTCAAGAAGTGATTGACGGTGTAGCCTTCAGGGATTGCACCCATCTGCTTCAACGCGTTGATGTCGTTGTCAGCAGTAGAGACACGCAGTTCAGTATCAAGCAAACGCTTGGCAACGAACATCAGTGAAGGTGGAATAACCATCTTGCGAGGCTTGGCGGCGATCAACAGACCACGTTCATCAGTCCACGCTGCGATTTGAATCACGGCGTTTTCCAATGAAGTTTCGTTCAGGTCAACACCAGTGGTGGGGCTGTTGTAGTTAACAGAACCGTTCACCAATGGGTGGCCAACACGAGTGCTGGAGCTGTTGTTACCGAACAAGGTAACGCCGTCACCGCCCAAGTAGGAGCCGTTGAAACCGTTGTTGATAACGGAAGCGGCTTTAACTTGCTTGGTGTAGGACATGGCACGGGCCAGAGCTTTGGTGTAACGAGCAGACAGGCTGTCGTACAAGTTATCTTCGACCGCTTCTTCAGTGATCGAGAAACCCAGAGCAATGGTTTCGTGGTTGTAACGTGCGGTGAAAGCTTCCTGCGCATTGTCATAAGAAATTGCAGAACCTTCATTCTTTACGGGAGCGGCACCGAAACCAGCAAGCTTGGTCTCTTCTTCAAAGCTACGCTCAGATTTCTCTGTTTCGTAGATTTCTTTGTGCTCTTCGCCGTAGCGTGCGTACTCCATACCAAACAATGCGTTCAGTCCGGGGAGCAACTCTTTCAGTAGTTGTGCGCGTGAAATTGTCATTTTGAGTTACTCCTTACAGGCCAACTGCGTTGGTAAATGAGTGATAGCCGGGGTTAATTTTGACAAGGATGTCGGTGTAAGCATCGCCTACAGTCGAGAAGCCTTGCATATTAACGAACCCAACAACACGGAAAGCTGCGGTGGTAGTCACAGCAGAGGAACCAACCACGACAGAAGCCGTAGAGTTACCTGTTGATGTGCTGCCTGTTGCCACAGCGCTGGTTGAGAAGAATATGTTTGCGCCCAATGCAGTTTGTGCAACAGTACCAGCGGACTGGACTTGGAACACAACACCGGGATCATCCACAACGTAAGCGTTAATCACGCCAGTAACACCTGTGGGGTAGTACTGTGCATAGATCACTTGACCTTGCGTGTTGATGTACGAACAGCCAACGAACACACCCACGATACCGGTATTAGCGGTGCCAGTAGGGAAGCCATTGGTGGTCGCGTCAGCGCCGGTTGCGGTTGCCACAGCCAGATAGCCAGACGCATTCACATACACGGGCGAACCGTTGTAAATGCTTGAGGCAGTGCCTGCGGGGTCGATGAGATAAGAACGGGTCGCACCTGCATATGGTGTGCCGCCCAACTCATTTACGGGTTTTAGGCCGTAAGGGGATGCTACTGATGCCATTTAAGGACTCCTTGTTTATTTAGAACCTGAACCAAATCCGGCTCCGCGACTGACTGACGATTTTTTCTCGGCAAACAGCGGCATTATCGGATTGTTGTTTCGCATGAAGTGGTTGTCCACTGATTCCATCTGGTTCTGAGCTTGTTTGTCGTAGTACTCATTACGTGCATCCGCTTTATCGGAAGGCATCTTGCAAAGCATGAGGCCACCAATTTCAACGTTACCCGTTTTTTCACTACCAACAATCATTAACTCAGGATGATCTACTGCTTTCACCGGCTCCCAACCATCGCGGAACTTGCGTGACACGTTGGTCGGTTCGTGCTGACCCAAGACATGTGTAGCTACCCAACGGTAGATATATCCGGGTTCAGGTGTCGGATCGGGCAGTGCAGTCGGCGGTACGTATACAGCACGAGCTTGCTTTTCGCGTGACACATTGTCACGAGGGTTACGGTTTTCAGCCATTTTGATTCTCCAGTTTTAAAACTTCTGCAACATATTTTTTCGGGTCGAGGTTGTACTTTTTAATTAACGCAGCTTGAGTCGGCGTTAACTGTATCTTCCTTGTCCCGGTTGAACGTGATGCAGGGGCCACCACGGATGATGGACGCCTCGGAGTCTCACTCGACCTAGGCCTTTCGTCGTTTCCACCGAAAACTTCAGGGAACTTCGACTTCACGCGAGCATCTATTTGCTCGAAGTAATCATCGCTGCGGGGATCGACCCCGTTGTTGACTAGTTTCTGGTGCAGCCCTAGTGCAAAGCTGGTAACTTCTTCAAACCCGTCTGTGCCAAACCACTGGTTTTTTGCTTGCCAGCGCAAGGTTTTTTCGTCAGCACGCACCGGTTCGGGTGCTTGTTGTCGCTGTTGTACCTCATAATTTTCGTTCTGTAAAGGGGGTGGACGAAAATTCTGCGCATTTTGCACTTTTGTTTTGGCTTCAAACAACGCTTCTTGGGCGGCAAGGATGGCATCAGAGTCAAAAGACTCCTGTGCGGCCTTGTAATCCCGGCGTGCTTTGTCCAATTCAGCTTCGGCAGCAGACTTGGCCATTGCGCCATACTGTTCTGTGCCGTTGCTTACGTACTGCTTTAGTTTGTTGTTTTCGCTGACGTAGTGCTGTGCAAGACGCTCAAGCTCTTGCTTTTCCCTCAAAAGGGTTTCTTTGGCTCGACGTTCGTCGTGACGGGCATGGGTCAACTCTTTGATGCGTTTTTGGGCACCTTGGGTGTATGACTCAATCTCATCATCGGTTGGGTCTGCTACCTCTTTGTCAAGGGGGCGGCGACCACGATCCTGTTCAGGCGTGTCGTCAACGATTTCAATTTCAACATCCTCTTCGGTTTGAATTTCAACCTTCTGATTCTTGTTGTCATCAAGTTCGTCGGGGAACTTGTATTCGGCCATATCTACTCCTTTTAAGCGCGGGTAAGCCCACGAGGGTCTTGCACAACAGCGTCCACTTGGTCATCATTGATGAGCCGGAACTCTTTTCCAAAAATCTTAAAGCGCGTACCTGAATATGTACGCACGAGCACAAAGTCACCTTTCTTGCACCACGCTCCTGCGGGAAACTTGGTCTGGTCTTTGTACGCGTCGGGGCCAACCTTAAGCACAAACAGAACAGTTGTTGCATGTTCTTCTTGACGCATGGAGGAGGTGGCTTTCACGAGATCAAGCTCAGTACCGTCAATCCTTTCGGAGATGTCGGGTACGGCACACAGCAGCTTCCATCCTGTCGGCTCTGGCAGCATGGTGGCTTTTTCATCGTCTGTTGCGTCTTGCGCTGGCGCTTCGACGGGTTGGATTTCAGGCAGGGCAAATTGCCCCGGTTCTAGAACGAGTTCACTCATCGGATTTTTCTACTTTCTCAGCAAGGTCAAGGAGATGGCGCTCTGCGATAGCTAGACCCTGAATAACACCGCAAAGTTTTTGATACTCTTCAAAAGTGCGACACCCACCACCAGCGCAGTCATCTGCGTAGTTGTTCATGTCGGTACGTATTTTTTCGCGCAATACGCGTGCGAATTCGGAAATCATTGTTTAGGCGGCTCCTTTTGTTTGTTGGCCAGATCATGAATGCGCTGCACGGACTGCTGGCGCTCGGTCATCTGCATCTGTTCACGCTTGGTCTTTATGTCCCCAGCCTTGCCCATTGCAGAAATGTTTGCCGCTGACTTCTGCTGTTGCAGTTGACCGGCTTTGTTCATGGCATCAATCTGAAGCCGCTTGTTGTCCAGCTCCAGCCGACCCTGCATCTCTTGCGCCTTGAGCTGCATGTCTTGCTGCTTGAGCTGGAGTTCTTGTTGCTTGATCTGCAACTCTTGCTGCTGCATCTGGATCATCGGGTCTTGCTGTTGTTGCTGAGCTTGCTTCTGAGCTTGCTGAGCTTGGCTCTGCTGGAGCACTTGCTGTGCAGCTTGGGCCATCATGCCGGACAACTGAATCTCCATCTCAGGCGGCAGCTTGTCGTCTTCCGGTGGCAGGGGCATACCCATCTGCTGCTCAATCTTCTGGCGGTATGCGTACCCAACGTGCTCAGCAACGTGGGCCATCATTGCGCCTTGAATCTGCGGAGCTTTGGGGTTCTGGCCAATCAGTTCCATGACGATGGGGTCTTGCATCGCCATCATGTGCACCTTGATATGGGACTCATGGTCTTGGTAGAAGAACGCCTTCAGTGGCTCCAAGCGCAGCGCAGCCATGTTCTCAGACACAGGGTCTTTCGGTTTCTGGTCGTCCGGCAGGGGCACAAGCTTTTCAGCATCCTTGATACCCAACACGCCAAGCATCTGCCTGTGAAGCTGGGGCAAGTCGTAAATATCCGGTGCCATTTGAGCCATTTGTATGACTGCTTGGTACTGAACCACTCGTTGACTCATGGTGGCTGCGTTTGGATCGCTCACGGGGATGATGTCTACGTGGTCGTAGTCAGCAGCCTTGGCCTTGCGTGGGGCATCAATCGGATCGTAGTCATAGTCTGGGTCGGTGTAGTCGCGGATGATCGCGGCCAGCAGACGCAGCTCTTGTTTGAATGTGTAGTGCAGCCGCGCTTGCACGGCGCTCATGACTTTAAGCTGGCGCTCCAGCAGAGCCAGTGTGGTGCCCACAGGTGCTTGGGCAGACATGTCCGACACTTTCATGTCGGCAGTGGCTGCAAACCTGCGGCCTTCTTCTACTATCTGGCCAAGCAGACCCATCAGAACTTGGCTTGGCTCCTTGTACGGCAACGGCAGGATACTGTCGCGCAGCGCACCAGAGCCAATATCTACGTCACGCCATTCTCCGGGAGCGATGGGGGTGTCGTCGCCTTTGATGCGCATGCCGCGAGATTTAAGACCTCCGGGTAGGTTAGACAGCGTGCCAGCATCAACAAGCTGTCGCATGAGGCTGGTGGCTGATTTGGCATATCCACCAATGAGATGGAAAAGGCCGAAGCCGTACGCTCCAAAACCCGGAATGTATTGATAGTGAACAAAGTGTTGTCGTTTGATTTCAAGGGGGTCTTCCTGTTCCCAGTTTCTGCGGATGGCCAGAACATCGTTCGAGCCTTTGATTAGGGTAACTACGTATGGACGTGTAATGCCGGTCGGTTTGCCGTCGTCATCCTTGTCTTCATCGCCCCTGAGCACCAAGTCAACATGCGACTCATACAGTGTGTAGCGGTCGTCATTTATATCAGAGAAGCCCGTTTCTTTGTCCTTGGCCTTCTTGATGTTGTCTTGTTCCTTGCTGGGGTCAGGCAACTCAATGTCGCGGTAAAAGCCTGCCTGCTGGAGCTTAACAATCTCGTTTTTTGTCTTGCGCATGACGTGCGTCAGGCGGTAGCAAGTGTCCAGATCGGATGTGCCATAGGGCAGTAGGATGTCTTCAGCCGGTACAAATATTGAAATCTGGCGGCCAATGTTGGGGTCGTAGTACACCTTCTTGAACGCCGAACCGGTGGCTGGCAAGCTCCACAGCATGCGCTCATGCTCAGGACGGAACTCGCGCATGACTTCTGTCAGCTCGTAGTTCATGTCTTCTTCAACGCGGATGGACGCTTCTTTCTTCTCGGGGGTCTCTTTGCCCAGAATCTTTGTACGTACCGGCCCTTGGGCGGGGAATGTCTCGGTGATGGTCTCTGACTGGAACCGAACCACCGCCTCTGTAATCATGGGGTGGAACACACCAGATGCGCCGTTCCACGGCTCCGTGCGATCTTCGTACTGCAAGCCCAACAGCTTGATGCCTTCTGTATATGCGCGTTCCCAGTCCTTGCGGGAACTCTTGTCTTGCTCAATGTCTCCAGCCAACTCAGAAGCCATCTCCATGATGTCATCTTCGGATAGCGTGTCGGCCAAGTTTTCGTCAAACTCGTCGTCCTCGCCTTTACCAATACTGATGTCCAAGTCCCCGGCGTGGATGTTGACCGCTTCTGGGTCAATGATTTCAATCTCAATGGCTTCTTCCTCTTGGGCAAGGTCATCCATGCTTTGGGGTTGCTGGTACAGCGCTTTATCTATATTGGTGGCCATCATTTATCCTCAGTAGTACGCCGCCACGCGGCGCTTGAAAAATTGGGGTTCGTCTGGCTCATCTATGTCAACTCTGATGAAGCCGCCTTGTCTGACGCGCATCAGTGCTTGGGAGGTTGTGTCCACAAAGTCATCGTTGTCTCCGTTGGGAAAAGACGCAACCTCTTCAATGACTTCGCGTGCCCAGCGTGTGTCAGGTGCCCATACCAACCCAGACGAGAACATGTCGGCAATAGCGTTCAGACGCACTATCTTATCGTTTCCACGGCTCGGTGTAAATTCCTGCACTGGGATGCCCATGTTGCGCAGCTCTTGGATCAGGGGTGCGCCAGCGGCTTTCTTCTCCACGATGAACGCATCTGGTTCCCACTCCTTCCAGTGCTTCAGGGCGCAGGCCTTGAGTTCCGGGAACTGCATCCGTTCTTTGAACGCGTCCAGCAGTATCACCTGCGCCTTGTTGTTCTCTTCCTCGTTGTAGAACACGCCCCATGTTGTACACGCGCTGTAGTCAGATGTGTTCTTTGTCTCGTGCGCCGTGTCCCAACTCTGGACAATGTACTCACAGGACGGCGGGGTTTCACTTTCCCAGACGCGCCAGCTCTTTCTAGAGATGATTGCCGCAGTGTCGCTGGTAGGCTGCTGCATGTACTGCGCGTTCCAGTACTTGGGATCCATTGAGGACTTGGCGCTCAGGAGCGACTCCAGTGGCCACTGCTCTGGCCAGAGGGACTTCTCGTTGTCCGTGCCTTCGTGCAGGATGGCCGGTAGCTCCACGATCTCCCATGTGGGGGAGTCAGGATTCTTAACTTGATAATCAATCAGCCGTCCGGTCAAATCCAGCTTGCCCCAGCGCGTCATGATGACAATGATCGCCCCGCCCGGCATCAGTCGTTGTAGGGGGCCGGTCTGGAACCACGACCACGCCGTGTCGAAGGCGAGTCGGCTATTGGCTTTAACATCTTGTTCAGAATGCGGGTCATCAATAACAAACAGATCAGCTCCGCGACCAGCCAGAGCACCACCAACACCGGCAGCATAATACTGACCACCAGCAGCAGTAGACCACTTTCCAGCAGCCTTCTGATCGTCTGCCACAAGCGTTTGAGGAAAGAGTTCATGGTATTGCTCATCGTCCAGTAAGTTTCTGACTCTGCGTCCGAAGTCCTCGGATAGCGATGCGGTGTGCGTTCCCATGATAATTTTCTTATTAGGGAAATTACCTAGGAAGTATGCGGGGAACAAGTAGCTGGAAAACTCGGACTTACCCATCCGTGGCGCAATATTGATGATGACGCGCTTCTTTTTACCGTCGATCACGTCCTGAAATATCTTGGCCAGCTTCCTGTGGTGCGGCCCGACTTTGAATCCGGGGTAGACGTGCTTGGCAAACTCAAGCACGTTGGTGCGCCCAGCCACCAACTTGTACCGCTTCTCGCGCTCCTCCAGCATGTCCATGAGTTCAATCTTCTCTTTGAGGCTCATGGTAGGAAGAGCACGCTGAATAGCTTGGATCTCTGGTTTGTTTAACGTTAGACTTTCAAGATTCATCGGTGGTTGCCGGTAAGGGAACGCTAACTTCTATGTCTTCTATTGGCTCTGCGTCTTGCACGCCCATGAACTTGGCCAGCTTCTCTTTGAGCTTGCGGTCGATCTCTTCGTCGGTCAGGTCGGTCTTCTTGACTTCAATCTTGTCGGTGAAGAGGCCCACTTCGGTGACCTTGCCCAGTAAGCCCAGCGCTTTCAAGCGGATGTTGGCGTTGGGGTTCTCGCATTCTTCAAGGAGCTTGGCCACGGTGTAGCCACGGAGTTCACGGGCTTGATGCACAAACTCCCAGTCGTAGGCTGTGAGCATACCGACCAAATGCTGCACCGCAGCAGGCGTTTTGATCTGGGTAAGATGTTCGTGGGTAATTTCTGCTGGCGCGGAAGAGATGAGGTTGGTGAAAGATGCGCGTGCTGCTTGGACTTCGGCTTGGTTAACCACTGTCTCTGTATCTGCCGCACCCAGACCCTTGAGCCACTCGACCGTGTTTACTTTAGCGTCGATCACATCCGCCGGATGTTCTTTCTCAAGCGGCGTAGGTTTACCAGAGTGATTGCTCACTTCCGGCTCAAAATCAATAAGGTGGTCTAACATCGGCGCATAAGTCCCTTGTACCTGCGATGCGCGGAGTGTATACTAATTGTCAGCAGTTGCGCAACCGTGGGCCTTGGCCCTGTTGTTCAGATGCTTCTCCTCAGTTGTGCTCCAACTGTTTAATCCCCCGTCAGCAATGCCGGGGGATTTTTTTATGGCTGTATGTCTAGCGTTGGACATAGGGTTCTTCCAAATTTTTTAGAAATTTTTATGGTGGGTGTGATTATCTTCATAGGGGGGGTAGTGTCTGTGGAACTCAAACAGGGGGGTTTGAGGTATCTGCGGTATTAAGTATTACAGAAGTGCTGAGAATCGGTGGGGAATAGTGTTCATGTCAGGCACGACCCAGTTCTACATACAGGGGTGATGGGGGTACGGTGGGGTCTAAGGTATTCGATTATCTCCCATTTTCAGGGTCAGCTAGTACCTCCGTTTACCCCCATCTTTACAATAGAGGCATCGGTTAGGGATTGGCTCTGATCGGTACGGGGAACTCACTTCCCCATTCGTTCTTGAAAGGAACACACCATGAAACTCGCAACACGTACAACCATGATTCACGCTGCTCTTGACTCTGCATTCACCTATGCGGAGAAAGTCGCACTCTTACAGAAAGCATTCGAGGGTAAGGCTGTCGAAGATATTCGGAATGCAATTCGCCCTGATGTCGCAAGCTACACGAAATATCAGGTGCCGATGATTGACGGCAAGGGTAAGGCTGTCGGCACTAAGGTGCTGGATAAAGAGCACCCACAGTATGAGAACTGTCGCAAGGCCGTGACGAATCTGGCGAATGACATTGCAGGTAAGACCTCAGAGTCTGTCGAGGAAATCGAAGTCCCCGAGGAAGTCCTGAAAGCCGCCGAGCGTCTGGCTAAATTGTGCGCTCAGTATGAGGAGTCACGCAAGCTGGCTTCGACTGCTGTTGCTCAGGCATTCGCTGCTGCTAAGTGAATGGGGAAGTCAGTTCCCTGTTCTTTTTTATCGGGCGGCGTAGGCGCGATGCCTTGCCGCTGTTTCTTTCCTTGTCCAACCAAAACCAATCGGAGATTATTCCCATGAGTTACAAATCAAAAACCGAGCGTGAATACGCTTACTACCAGAAACAGTTTGGCTCTGCTCAGGCAGAGCTAGACGCATTCGATGCGTGGGCAGGCTTTCCACGCACGGACAAAGCCCATGCAAAGGTCATGGAACGTCAACAGGCAAAGAACCGCCCATCATGGGCGCAACTCAAGGCTGAGTTCGGCACTGAAGTAGCTTGTGCCAAATACGAGCAAGCCATAGGCGCTAAGTAAGGAAACTCTGCAAGCTCATGCACTGCGTGGGTTTGCGGGGCAATCCTGCCCGATAAGGAGAAACATCATGCGTTCAACACACTTCCCCCTGCTCAAAGACGTAGGCACACTGACAATCAAAGGCACAGAGTGGCGCTTGCAAGAGTACTACCCCAACCCATCCATGCGGAACTACAAGTTCATCACGGCGTACAGCATCAGGCTCAGCGAGAAGGCAACCTTCGTATCAGACGAGGCATTCGAGGCATGGCTTGAGCAACAGCAAGCACCTGTGCAACAACGCTTTACGTACTAACAGGGAACTCAGTTCCCCGATGTCACAAAAAGTGGGTAAAATCTTCAGCTTCCATGATTTTACCAAGTATCCGACCCCAAAGTCAGCGATTACCCCAGTGAACACGGGCAGTCCACATTTTCTGTCCATACTATCTACTTTTCTATTTATATATTTATATATAGGAGTGTATGTATGTGCGTGCTCTCAAGTAATCGGCTGACTTTGGTTTGTTTAAGTCCATCCTTTTTTGGATTTTCCCACAGGGTACTTTTTATGGACGCAACTTGCCCAACCCCAGAGTGCATAAGGCGTAGCAACAGACTTCGCTTTTGGATACCACCCTCGAATCATGGATAGTACAAAAAGCACGGCTATCTTTTTACCGAATATTCGTGTAGAATCATGGATACTTTTAACGGAGGTCTTATGTTTGAACGAATCAAGAACAAGAAACAGCTTGAGTGGAACCTGCTTGCCGCCGAGTACAAGAAGGGCACGCCCGAGGTAATCATTGAGGCCATGCGGCGTGATGGTCTGGATTACTTGGCCAAGCGCAAGTCAGATAACGCAAGGCAAAAGCAGCTTGCCCGAATGTGGAACGAGCACCTACTGCCACTGCAAGATGAGCGCAAGCGGGTATTGGCATCCCTTGCCTACACGGGGCACAACCGAAACAATGCCGACCCTAGGCAGATGGCACTCAAGGCATACAAGAAAGTTCTTGATGAACTGATGCGCCGAATGAAGCGGGAAGCAAGCAGCATCCCTATGGCCGACAGACCAACGATGTCCCCGATTGAATACGCCAAGCACAAGAACGCACCGAGTGGCGGCGAGCACTGGACAGACTACGTGCCCATCCATATCAAGCAGAGGGTGCTTGCACTGTTCGATGCCATACCGCACACACCCAAGGCCAAGCGCAAAGTCCCATTCGAGCGTGTTGTGGGCGTTGAACTACACGAGCTACAAAAAGAACGCCTCATCAGGCGTACTGAGAAAGAACTAATCAAATGCAAACAGGATGTCCTGCTCAACCCGACAGATGCGGCCATGCGTGAGCGTGTCCAACGGATTGAGGATGTACTGGCCAAGATAGAAAGCATCGAACCCCGTGAACACGTACCGACTACGTGGCAAGGGATGCGTTGAGAACGGGGAACCCAGTTCCCCATTGGTTAGCGGTGTGCCATCTCACACCGCACTCGCAAGGAGAAAGCAACATGAGCAAGTATTGGTTTTTGAGAATTGGTAGTGACGCAGTTGAGGAAGCCCTGCGCTTTTCCAACAAGCGCGACGCAGTCGCTGAGTACAGGCGTGTAGCCAACGAGTTGGCGCAGTACGGACAGGCGATAGAAGCAACGATACACATAGCACCACGCCGCGCCGAGGTTGTCGAGTACCCCGACTTCGTGCTGTCTCTCAATGAGAACGGCAGGGTTGTGACCGAGCAAGCCTGACGGGTGTCAACCCTTTTTAAACATCGGGGAAGTCAGTTCCCCGTTCCCTGTGTGCAGCATTTCGTCAGGCGATGCCGCGCACTATCCCGAAACTAGCCTGACTTTCGCAACCGAAGGAGAAGATAAATGAGAACAAGTGAACTGACAGGAGCCGCCCTTGATTGGGCGGTGGCGAAGTGCGAAGGGCATAAAGTGTTTATTAAACACGCACCACTACAGGTTATGTACACGCCGGAACGTAAGCGAAGCTGGTACATATATCGCCCATCAACAAATTGGGCGCAAGGTGGCCCGATCATTGACCGAGAAGCCATTGCCCTATCGCCCATGCCCGATGGGTTGTGTCGTGCATACGCCGCCGATGGAACGAGGTGGGCACCGAATGGTGATGAGGTGTTCAACTGGAAGCACAAGCAACAGGGGTATCACCCACTCATCGCAGCCATGCGGTGCTATGTGGCAAGCAAGCTCGGCGATGAAGTCGAGATACCAACAGAGTTAACACAAGGAGAGACAGCATGAAATACAAACACCTGCACACATGGGACACCATGATGGGAAGCTATGACTACTGGAAAGAGTTCACGCAAGCACTCGCAGAGCACGACAACGCACCGCTGGACTGCATCTACAAACGAAGCGAGGACAAGGGCGGTGACTGGGAGTGCGCTAGTAGTTTGACAACTACGCACAGATTTTGGGATACACACAGAGCAATACACGGAGAGGAGACAGTATGAACGACACACACGACTGCGCACACGCAGGACAGTATTCATGGTGGGAACACGATGCACAGGGCATACCGCTGTGCCGAGTATGTGACCTGTGCGTTGAGATAAAGCTCAGCAAGTACCGCCCTGAGATTCTGACGGGATACACACAGGCAGATATTGATGAACCGATAGAGGAGGAATGAAATGAAACACCAATGGAAAACAGGCCGTCAGTATGACGAGCATGGGCAACGCATGGTTGCACTGGTGGAGGGAGACTGCATCAGGTTTAGCGACCTGTCACGCAACATAGATGGGGTTGTGCCCCTTGGCAACTACCTGCAAAACCATAGGCTTGACGCCTACACGCTGGAGGCTTTGGTCATGGCTAACTATGACTTCGGCAACTACAGCGGAAGCAACACCACACTTAACTGGGAGTAATGAACGGGGAACTCACTTCCCCATTGAGGGTTAGCGGTGTGCCCACTCACACCGCATTCGTAACTGAGGAGTATTAAAAATGAAGACAAACTTCATAGAGTTAGTTGGACAGCTTTCAGACATCTTGGCTGGTAGGACATACCATCGTGTGCCTGACATCTATGGTGGCTATGACCTTGTGCGACAGACTGCACCTGCTCGTGACTGGCACGCCAGAGAGCAGATGAAGTACCCGATGCACCCCGCCGTGTTGAAAGCACTTGAGCTTGCACCTGAGCATCGTCCCGATGACTGGCACTTGCTCACGCTTGAGTGGCCGCACGTAGCAGCGACAGATACCACACGCTTAGCCTACACACGGGACGAGCGTGCTGGCGAGGGCGACCGACAGGTCGTGACTACCGTGGGCAAGTATCTGACGCGGCACTTCAAGACTTTGCCTGACCATGTGATACGCAACCTCGTTGCGTTGTATGCCGCTGGTGAGTCGTGTAAGTTTGTGCATACGATGGCCGAGATGCTGCACCACCTGCATCGTGGGCCGCACTCGTGCATGGTCAGTGTGCATGAGGTACGCTGTCGTGACGGTGAGGTACGCCATCCGTATCAGGCATACGATCCGAAGTTCGGCTGGCACATGGCTGTGCGTATCGAGAACGATGCGACTGTTGGCCGTGCGCTGTGTATCGACAACGGTGTGCATGAGAAGTACTTCGTGCGTACCTATGCCAAGACGGGCGGGTACTCATACGCTGACGAGAAGCTGCACGCTTGGCTACTTGAGCAAGGGTATAAGCATCGCAACGGTTACATGGACGGCACGAAGATGGCGTACTTCGAGACATCGGATGACTTCCTTGCACCGTACATAGACGGCAACCAGCAGCACGTAGAAATCTACAACGATGAGCTACGCATCGACAGCAACGGTGAGTACGAGTGTGGCAACACCTGCGGTGCACCATCGGGCGGTAATCGCATCGACTGCGAGGACTGCGGTAATCGCTTCGAGGATGGCGATGGGTTCTGGGTCGGTGCGTATGAGGACAGCCATGTGTGCGAGTCGTGCGGCAATGACGACTACACCTATGCGTACAGCAGACGTGGGCATCAGCACTACATACGCAACGACAACACTGTTGCGGTTAACGGTGAGTACTACGATGAGGACTTTCTGTCAGACAACGAGATCGTGTGCTTAGAGAACGGCGAATACGCTTCGCTCGGTGACTGCGTAGAGATAGACGGGGACTGGTATGTCAGTGATGACCCTGACGTGTGCTATGCCGAGGATGTCGAGGAGTACCGCTTGAAAGATGACTGCTGGCAGTGCGAGGAGTCTGGCAACTGGTACAACGATGACAGCAAGCAGGTAATGGTAGATTGCAAGTTCTATCACGAAGACCATGCACCTGAACAAACAACTGAGGAGTAATCAATGAATAAGAAATCAATTCTGTACAAGACCCTGACCCGTGCGCTGTCAGTCAAGCGGCCACACAATGGCAAGGGCGTAGCGATGTTTACGACATGGCTTGAAGCACACATACCTGAGCACCTGCATGAGTGGTATGGCTATGACGAGGCAGGTAACCTGCACGTTGATGCTCGTGTCGATGCCACTCACCGCACGCTGTTCGTAGCGCACGTTGATACTGTGCACCGTGAGGATGGCGCGAACAAGATCAGGAAGACTGCGGGTAAGTGGTACGCAGACGGTGCTGTACTCGGTGCCGATGATGGTGCTGGTGTTGCCCTGCTCATGCACTTGCTGTGCGGCGGTGTACCCGCATACTATGTGTTCACACAAGGCGAGGAGTGTGGTGGTATCGGTGCTCGTGCGTTAGCTAAAGATGAGCTGTTGTTGTCCGAGTTTGATCGTGCCATTGCGTTCGACAGACGTGGGCTTGACAGTGTCATCACACACCAAGGGTATGGGCGTTGTTGTTCGGACGAGTTCGCGCAAGCCTTGGCCGATGAGCTGTGCTCGGGCAACGTGCTCATGTATCTGGGTGACGACACAGGTGTGTATACAGACACCGCTGAGTTTGTTGACGTTATCCCTGAGTGCACAAACATCAGTGTCGGATATAACTACGAGCACAGTGTGCAGGAGGAACTCAACATCCACCACTTCACTGCGTTGGCCGATGCTGTGCTGACTGTGCCGTGGGATAGCTTGCCGACAACCCGTGACCCCAAGGTCACCGAGAGTAAGTGGGACAGCATGGGCTACGGTGCGCCATCAGGTGCGTGGTCTAAGAACTGGTGGGCTGACTACAAGGACGATCTACCAGCGCCAGCGGTTAACGACACCTACGAGCAGGCAGTCGAGGATGCCCTGTATGACGCGATGCTAGGTATCTACACAGGGCTTGTTGACATCATCGCTGAGTGTGTGTACCCAGAAGACCCGACCTTGGCCAAGCGCAGCATACGTAGGTCATCGCTGACCGATGAGCTGTTGGCCGATGCCATGATGTCACTGCGTGAGGGAGAAGACCCAGAGAACATCTTGCTGTGGCTGTATGACGAGGCGTACTGCGAGATTTGACGGGTGTATTTTGCAGGGGTGGAATTCCCCTGCATTTTTAAAGAAAGGAATGCGTATGACTCCTGCTATTTCAGAGATGGTTAAGCGAGTAGGGTTTGACCCTGCTTCGTATACATGGATGGACTTGTCTGTTCTGCCTGAAGGCTTCAACGCAGCAAAGCTGCTAACAGAATACGGCGTGTTGGATCAGAAGATTTATCTTGATACGCTGCACTTTCCCTTTCCAAACACGGTGCTGGTATCCAACAAAGTTGAAGAAACAGTAATAACAATATCAACACGCAACACAGGAGAAATAGTGGTTGAAATATGGGGAAAAGAAGCAGTACCAGTCGGTGCTTGGACACCTGAAGACGGGTTCAAGATGCACCCTGCATGGGTAGAGTTTGCAAAGGATAACCCGCATTTGTTTGACACACCTGAAGTGATAGGGGAAATAATTACATCCCGCATATCGGTCTTAGAAGCATTGATGTTGTACGCCGCTAAGAAAGGTTCTGTGGTGCAAGGCCATAAGTGTTTGAGTACCAGAGCAAGCAACATGAAGCGCATAAAGAAAGGCAAGAAGCTGGTGTATGAATGGAGCACGATAGAAATCAAACCAGCAATGCACGTTGACAAAGCAACAGAAACAGGGAGGACACACGAGACACCGCGCCTACATGAAGTCAGGGGACACTGGGCGGTTAGAAAGAAATCAGGTAAGAGGTATTGGGTTAAATCCCATAAACGTGGCGACCCTACCAAAGGCGCTGTATTCCATGACTACACAACAGGAGAAGCACAATGAAACACATGACAGAGGCATACGACTTGCTGGTCGATGAGCTAAAACAAACAATTGATAGAAACCATAGGGAAATGAACGCCCAATCTCATGAGGCAACCATGATTAGAGTACTGCTTACAAAGCAACTTGTAAAACACGCTGGAAAAAAAATAGTGCTGGAAGTTGCCTATGAAATTGACAAACAATTTGACGTAGGATTTGCAGAATGGGTTGACGAAGATTTTCCAGATTAAAAACAATAACATTTTAAAAGGAACATTCATGAAAAACTTAGACGCGCACTATGACGCACTGTTGGCCAAGCACTTGGCCGATGAGGATGTGCAGTGGAACGTGGTATGTAACGATGATGGCGAGGATGGATACCTTGTCATTGATGAGGATGGTGAGAGTGACGGTGGTGTGTACTCATCGTGGGATGAGGCACAAGAGCAAGCAGACAAACTTAACACGGAGGTGGATGATGACTTTGAAGAATCTGATTTACCTGTTGGCAATCCTCACGATAACACTTGACCTTTTTGTATGGAGACCAGACTATGAACCAGAACAACTACGACCTGCAAACCCCAGAGGGTATGGAGAACTCAAAGCTATGGCTATCGCACGCTCTGACGCTGATTGGAGACAACGGCATCTGGGGCATCCCTCGATCAAGCACCGTCGTGCGTATCGACAAGCCGAGCAAGACTGCGACAGTCATAGCCCAAGGCTCACCAGACGTGAGTATCGAGCTTGTCTTCGAGGCACTCGGCTGGACGGTGGAGTACGCCGATAGTGGACACTAACATTGTCCAACAGTTGACAACCTCGGGAAACCGAGGTACATTTTTTATTCAAGGAGAAAGCAATGCCAGACTTAAAGAGTGAGATGAGTAAGGTTCTCGAAGCATGGGAACAAGACGATCAACAAACACAGGAGAAGCAAGTGCAAAACACATCACCGCAGCTATTCAAACCAACTAACAACGTAACGCTTGAGACATTCAACTACGTGCGTGACAACCCGAACAAACTCAGCGGCGAGATACGTGCCGCAATGACAGCGCGAGGGTTCAACACAGGGTCAGTGGGTTCGCTCATCACGCAGTTCACAAAGCAAGGACAGTTTGCAAAAGACCACAACGGCAGGTATAGCGTCATCGTGCCCGAGTACACACCACTGAAGTCAACCAAGAATTTCAGAGCAGAGGGCAAGCGCACGAACAAGATCGTGCAGATCAAGAGCAAGCCAAAGAGTGCAGGCATCGCCGCTTTGCAGGTCGATACTACGCCAGTGAGTTTGTCGGTGTCGTGGGTAAAGAGAGAAGTAGAAATCATAAACAGTTTGAGTGTGATGCAAGCACGATCACTGTACGATGCCCTCAAGAAAATCTTTGGAGGTTGATATGTGGGACGTACTTGTAACGATAACGTTGATGGGCTTCGGCGCAGTCGCGCTGATTGCTATCTGTGCCCTGATCGGATGGGCTGTATTCTGGATGCAAGAAGGGGGGCGAGATGAGTAAATACAAAATCACATACAGCGATGGTTGCTTTGCCGATTGGGATGCTATGCAGAAAGACCTTGCATGGGGGTACAGGTGGGGCATCTTCTTGTATGCAATCCGTTTAAACATTGGCGCATGGAGAGCAGGACACAAGTCATTCAAGTATTGGCTGTACGTCCTACGCAGGAAGCCAAAGATTACAAAGGAGAAAGCATGACTGAGTTCAACAGACCAACACCAGAAGACGAAGCGTTCAATGACATTGAGCGCATCAGCAAGATCAGGCAGGAGATTATCAAGCGGCAGATGGAGCCACCGCAGACACGCAACAACATCATCGAAGAAGTGGCGCTGCACGTTGAGAAGCTCAAAGGCTTTGGCAAGGACACGACTGATTCGTTGGCCGTTTACATCAGGGAGATGAAGAAATGAAAACAGAAAAAGAATGGACAACAGAAGCAGGGCTGAAGGCTCAGGTGATTGCAACACCGATGGGTCACCGCTGTGGGTATGTGGGTGTGCCAGAAGGACATCCGATGTATGGCAAACACTATGACGAAGTTAATGTTTACGTGCATGGTGGATTGACATTTTCACACGATGAGGATGGGTTGTGGTGGTTTGGTTATGACTGCGCTCATTCGGATGATGCCAAAGACCCCGAGTTGATGAGTGCTGAATACAAGAAAGTGTTTAACGACTGGCCTCGGTTCAATGAAGGCACCATCAAGACGCTGGAGTTCTGCGTTGCTGAGTGTGAGTCATTGGCGAAACAACTTGAGGAGATGAAATGAACATTGATGAACACAAGTTTTTACTTGAAGTAGAACACCGTGCAAAAGACCCAGAGACAGCAAGAGCCATCATTAACTTTGCCATCACTGGTATGCACAACAAGGCAGTGGAAAACCGTGAACACGCTATTGACATGGAAACAGTGGCTTGCGTTGCGCTAAACCATCGGCTGTTTAAAGACGGCAGCAGACTCATAGTTGACAAGCTGGAGAAATGGAAACACAGGAACGGCTTGCGCTGGGACGATCAGATCAAAGCATTACGGGAGAAAGCAAAATGAACAACCCACCAGCATACCCAACAAACAACTGGACGCAGATAGCACCGTACTCTAGCGGTTACAGCGAGGGCATGACCTTGCGTGATTACTTTGCGGCAAAAGCTATGCAAGGAATGCTTGCAGGGTTACTTGCTTACGGTCACGACATTATGTGGAATGAAATAGCCAAAGATGCGTACAGAGAAGCAGACGCAATGTTGAAAGCGAGGAATGAATGAGAGACACGGTAAGTAAATTCATCCGTGAGATTCTGCGCTCCCGTACTCTGCGGGAGATCATTGCCAAGGAACTGCGTGAAGCACACCAGAAGAAGCTTGAAGCTGAGTCTGCTGTGGAGTATGCAGTGTCCATTGTTAGCTACAACGAGAAGCGAATCAAGCGCCTTGAGAACAGACTGACAGAACATACACAAGAAGGGGATTACGTATGACACAAGATGAAATTATTGATATGGCAAGACAGGCTGGTTTCAAAATGGAAAACTCAGCCGCAATTCAAGCCGCAGAAATCTTTGCCAATCTTGTAGCCGCCAAAGAACGTGAAGCATGTGCAAAGATTGTTGAAGAAAGTAGTTTGCCAGATGCTTACAGTGAAGACTGTTTGCCTGTAATTGCAAACGACATCAGAGCCAGAGGAAAACAAGCATGACACAAGAAGCATTGAAGCTGGCGCTTACCGCATTGGAGATTAACCTAACATTGCTGGAAAAAATAACTCCTTACAAAGGGCAAGAAGATTTTTTATCTGATGCCATCGCCATAACGCAGAACACCACCACTTTCATTAAAAAAGCCTTGGCACAAGAGCAAGAGCCTGTGGCGTGGCGCACGTTTGACGGTGAAGGTGGTTACGACTACCGCTCGTATGAGGATAACGAAAGTTATGCGGACGATTGGAATAAAAGAAATCCAAAACATGTTGGATGGGTTGATGAGCTTTACACCCACTCACCACAGCCAGAGCAAGAGCCTTGGTGCATGAAGATGAACGGCTGCAAAACGAAGTGCAAAGACTGCCCCGATGAGCCGCCAGATATTTGCTGTCAGCAATACGATACTTGTTTAAAGCCTTGTACACCAAGAGGTGTGCATCTTGCACAGCGCACATGGGTAGGGCTGACGGATGATGAAATGGAAGCGACATTTATAGAGTGCGGAGGCAAGTGGAACGGTGACTTTTGGAAAATTGAAGATGCTGACTTTCACCCATTTTTAAGAACAATTGAAGCCAAACTCAAGCAAAAGAACGGCTTTGCCGAGGAGAAGAACACATGAGCTTTACAGAAAAACAATTGAAGTTAATTAAGCGTTGCAAAGAAACAGGTTATGGCTGGAAAGAATTTGCTGTGAGTGTTGAAAGTCAAGGAAGATGCTCACCCAAACAAGAAGAAGTGCTTGTTAGGATGGTGAAAAGAATTAGGAAATATGAAAAATGGGTATACAGCATAGGGCCTCGTAGGCATAGTTACAGTATTAGCGATTGCGAAATCATGTCTTTTGGGTTGCACATTTAATTCAAGGAGAAGAACACATGAGACATCTACGAGTACACATAAATGCGACTGGGTGGCGAGCCAAACTGGTAGAAGAGTATGACATTGATGATGAACACCACAAGGCGGCTATGGCGGCATTGATAGAGGACATCAAACAAGCGGCGGTTGTACGTAACTACTTCATTGACCATTCAGCAATTTTGGAAATGTACGACAGACACATGGCATACAAGGAGAAGACCACATGAAAACCAAACAAGAAATCAAAGACGAAATCATTGAACTGTACGGGGCTACGCAAGCCTTGGGCGATGCAATGAACATACTACATGCACAGCGCATGGAGAAAAGCAAACAAATGATGGCGCTGAACCACATGCTCAAAGAGATGGATGGCGACGAATCTGAGGAGAAGATCAATGCTTGAAGCAATCAGAACATTTTGGGGTAAGCTGCGCGGCCAACATGGAGAGCGCAGCACAATCGTAGAGCAGGGGTTTGTGTACAGATGTACCAAGTGCCAGCTTATTTTCTTAACACGAACAGCGGGGGAGGATCACAAGTGCCAAGACCAACGAGTGACCTGACGCGATCAGGCAAAGCAATAGGCGTTCGTTTAACAGAATGGGAGTATCAAGAATGGATGAAACTTGGGGGGACAAAATGGCTGAGGGCCGCGCTAAGAGAAAGCAAACAAAAGACCGTCCAGTCTACGATGGGGTACGGGAGTACAGCGACTGGAACCCATTCGAGCGCGTAGACCCACTGGTCATTGAAGACATACACAAACGCCACGATCACAACAAGATCGTTCACACACTAGAAGACACAGAGGAGGAAGAACATGGATAAACATTTCAACGGCACACGGGCTGATGACTTACAGATCAGCGGCAATCACTACAAGGAGATGGCGGTACAACCGTGGGAACTGATGGAGTCAGTGCTGACACACGAGGAGTTTGTCGGCTATCTGAAAGGCAACGTTATCAAGTACGCATTGCGTGCTGGACGTAAAGAGGGGAGTGATGACTTGGGTAAGTGTAGACATTACATGATGAAACTAAAGGAGATAACAGCATGAAGAGCATAACTGAACTGAACAACCACTTGACTGACCTGTACACGGCACTCAAAAATGGCACGATTGATGTGAAGACAGCGGCGGAGATGAACAACACCGCAGGTAAGATCATCAACGTGCAGAAGGTGCAGCTTGAGTACGCCGAACTTCGGGACGAGAAACCCAACATAAACTTTTTGGAGGGCTGATGATGGAGGCAACTAAACAATGTTGCCGATGCTTGGAGACAAAGCCGCTTGCTGCATTCAATTTGAAACCGCAAGCGGCTTGCAAATCTTGTATAAATTTATATCAAGTTGTCTACCGCGAACGCAACCGTGAACTCATAAGAGAAAAAGCAAAAGCGTACAGCCGTGCAAAACAAGAAGAACGCCGTGAATACCTTACCACTTACAGAAACACCCACCGCAAAAAGTTAAACGCTAACCAGCGTGTGTACTCAAGTAGCGAAGAACGAAAAATAAAAGACAAGGAGTATTTTGTAAAGCGAAATGAGTTGCTGACGGATGGGGATGTTCGTCACGCATTGAGCAGAGGCACAGGGCTTAAGAAAGAAGCTATTCCGCCTGAACTGGTTGAAGCCAAACGTTTACAAATAAAAATTAGGAGGGCATTATTAAATGGCATTAACACCTGAAGCGAAAGTGAAGAAGAAGGTCAAGGAGATACTTGACCAGATGGGGGTGTACCATTTCTCACCTATGCAAAACGGCATGGGTAGGGCTGGCATACCTGACATCATTGGATGCCTTGACGGGTGTTTCATCGCAATCGAATGCAAAGCAGGAAAGGGGAAGACAACGGCCTTGCAAGAACGTGAACTTAACCGGATACTGAACGCTGGGGGCTACTCCCTTGTCGTCAACGAAGAAAACATTAACCAACTATGGGAGATCAAAGAATGGATACAGAACAAAACTTAGAAGCGCGACTGGCGCTGATGTCAGACGAAGAGAAGCAGCACTTCAAGATGGTGGTGCTGGAACTCATCCAGTGCTACGGGCATGATGCAAAGCAAGCGGTCATCCTGTTCCACGGCAGCGACAAGCTGGGCGGTATCGTCACGCTTAACTGCAACGAGATGGAGGCGGCAGAACTTATGCTGGAAGCCAACGATTTTTTCGGCTTCTTGAACGTTATTGGCGCACCCCCAAAGGAGGCATTTAATTGAGCTATAATAGATTTTCCAATATACTGGGAAATCAAAAATGAAAAAGTCACACGGCGAGGTAACGCTAGTGAACGGTAAGCGGGTGGCATCTCTTGAATACCGTTCATGGCAGATGATGAAAAACCGTTGCTTAAACCCAAAGGCAAAAGACTATGCGTACTACGGTGGGCGAGGCATAACCGTTTGTAAAAAATGGCGGGATTCTTTTGAATCTTTTTTAGCTGACATGGGGCGACGCACATCACCTTTACACACGCTTGATAGAAAGGACGTAAACAAAAACTATACCCCCAGCAACTGCCGTTGGGCAACTCGGCAAGAGCAATCACGTAACCGCTCGTATGCGTCAGTCAAGGCATGGCTGTTGGCAGAACGTCTTGGGGTTAAAGTTTCAACAGCGCGGCACATGATTGGGCAAGTACGCGCAAAAGACAAAGGCGACACTAGCTGGTTCGAGTTGTCCGCATTACGTGAAGCAGAAGTTCGTAAATTTATAAAGGAGAAGAAATGACAAAACCATTTGATCGGATATTAACGATTGATCTAGAGACTCGGTGGGACAAAAAAGAATATACGTTATCAAAGATGACGACAGAGGAGTACATACGTGACAAGAGATTCAAAGCATTTGGAGTATGCGTACATGAATTCGGAACCGATGATCCTATTGAATGGATTGGAGGAGATGGACTATCTGAATACTTTTCTGGAGTCGACTGGGGACGAACCGCAGTGCTTGCGCATAACGCACAGTTCGATGTCTCAATTATGGAATGGGTATATGCCGCTAAACCCGCCTTCATCTTCGATACATTATCAATGGCACGAGCTTTACGTGGCGTGGAAGTTGGTAATTCCCTCGCCAAACTTGCAGCAGATTTTGGACTGCCTGCTAAAGGAACCGCTGTCAACAGCACAAACGGTTTACTACAGTTGGGACTGGACATTGAACAAGAACTTGCCGAGTACTGTGCGCATGACGTGTACCTGTGCGAAGAAATCTTCAAGCGACTCTCAGCAGGTTATCCCAAATCCGAACTGCGTCTGATAGACATGACGCTCAAGATGTACACACGACCACAGCTTGAGCTTGACAGCAAGATGCTCATCAAAGCATTAACAGAAGAAGGAGAACTACGTGAAGGATTACTTCAACGACTCGGCATACAAGAGGCTGAGCTTGCATCGAACCCGAAGTTTGCTGACGTACTTCAAAAACTCGGGGTTACTCCCCCGACTAAGGTCAGTAAAACTACCGGCAAAGAAGCGTTCGCTTTCGCCAAGAATGATGCCATGTTCCAAGCGTTGCTCAACAGTGAACGTGAAGATGTTGCCCTCCTTTGTGAAGCACGCCTTAAAGTTAAATCCACGACAGAACGAACAAGGGCACAGCGATTTCTTGACATCAGTCAGCGCGGCAAACTACCGGTTCCGCTATCGTATTACGGTGCTCTCTCGGGCCGCTGGACGGCAGCAAAGGGTAGTGCCATCAACATGCAAAACCTCAAGCGCGGAAGTTTCTTACGCAAAGCAATTATGGCTCCCGATGGCTACCAACTCGTCGTCGGTGATCTTTCGCAAATTGAGCCGCGAGTCCTCGCGTGGCTCGCAGACTATGCAGATATGCTTGACATCTTCCGCGCTGGTGGTGACCCTTATGCGGCATTCGGTAGCCAGATGTTCAACATACCCGATCTCACCAAAGAGTCTCACCCCGATCTCCGTCAATCGGCGAAGAGCGCACTGCTTGGCTGCGGCTATGGATTGGGTTGGGCTTCGTTCGCGTCGCAACTTCTCGTAGGGTTCCTTGGTGCGCCGCCGGTACGGTACGACAAAGCGTTTGCCAAGAAGCTGGGGGTCGATCAGGCGTACGCCGAACGCTTCCTTGACTGGGATGACAACGTGACCAAGATGCTGGAGATACCGCACACCTGTACACAGCAGGAGCTGTTGACCCACTGCCTTGCGGCTAAACGGATCATCGACATCTACCGCGCCACTGCCCACCCCGTTACTACCTTCTGGGACATGTGCTCACAGCTTATCGAGGACAGTTTGTATGGGGGTAAGGTGTACCAGTACAAGTGTTTGACATTCAGCAAGGAACGTATAGAATTACCAAACGGGATGAGCTTGCTCTACCCCGAACTCAGACGCACAAAAGATGACAAAGGTAGGAGCCAGTGGGTATACGGGCCAAACGCTACCAAGCTGTATGCAGGAAAGTTGACCAATAACGTTACGCAGGCCGTAGCGCGTATTGTCATGACCGATGGAATGTTGAGGGTATCGAAGAAGTACCCCGTGGTAGGCACAGTGCACGATGAACAGATCGTGTTGGTGCCTGATGCAGAAGTCGTTGAAGCCAAGCCTTGGGTCTTGGGCCAGATGACATTGGAGCCAAAGTACTTGCCGGGGATACCTCTGGCCGCTGACGGTGGTGCACACCGTAGATATGGAGAAGCAAAACAATGACAACACTACATGAAGGGCTTGCAATAGGCCACGCAAGGGCAAACGATGCGGCACTGCACGCAGGAGATAGCTGGGTCTCAACGGCTGTCGAGGCATTTAGGGCACACGCGCTTACCAACCAGTGGTTTACAACAGAACAAGTTAGGCAAGCGTACCCCGATCTGCCTGAACCACCTGACAAACGTGCATGGGGCGCAGTGCCTCGGCTTGCACAGCGAGAAGGAATTGTCACGCCACATGGTTGGGTACGCGCCAGCAGCCCGACAGTGCACGGCATGGTAGTGACGCTGTGGAAATCAAGTACATACAGAGGAGAAGCAAAACAATGAAGACAAAAATAAAAACACCGCTACCAAGCCGCATACGTGTGGGCGCTAAGCAGTACTCAATCGACATCGTGGAGACCATGCTGCGCAAGCGGTGCATGGCGCGTATCTACTACGACCACAGCAAGATTGAGATCGGACAGTTCAGCAACGTGACAGGTAAGCAGTTCGATGACGACAAGGTGCAGGAGAACTTCTGGCATGAAGTAACGCATGCCATCCTGCACGACATGGGCGAGAACAGACTCAACGGCAACGAGAAGTTTGTGGTCGAGTTCTCAAAGCGTTTATCACAAGCAATCAAGTCTGCGAGGTTTTAAATGATAGTAGAAATTTTTGACGACGGTGAAGAGTTAACACCAAAAGAGAAAAAAATGATGGAAGCATTCATGCACGGCGGCATGCTCAAGTACAAATACACAAAAGACGGGCAGGTAGAACTGGATGTCATTCCAGTTCACGACCTTTATCCCGACGCGCCAAAGGATGACATTCAATGAAACAAGTAACGTGGAGCCACAGTGCCCTGAAAGATTTTGAAGGATGCCCACGCAGGTATCACGAAGTCAAGGTGCTTAACAAATACCCGTTTCAGGAAACTGAGGCTACGCATTACGGCAAGGAGTTTCACACCGCTGCTGAACTGTATATCCGTGACGGCACACCACTGCCCAAGCAGTTCTCATACGCGCAGGAAGTTCTTGATGCACTGTTGGCCAAGCCGGGCAGGAAGCTGTGCGAGTACGAGATGGGCATCATGCCTGATCTTCAGCCGTGCAGTTTCAATGAGAAGAAACGCTGGGTGCGCGGTATTGCTGACTTGCTCATCATTGATGACGACAACCTGACCGCCACTGTCGTGGACTACAAGACGGGCAACAACCGCTACCCTGACCTTGACCAGTTAAAGCTGATGTCGATGATGGTGTTCAAGCACTTCCCGCACATCCGCAGGGTCAAGTCAGCGTTGCTGTTCGTGGTCAAGAATGATATGGTTAAGTTCAGCATGGCGCTGGACGATGCCGATGCTGAGTGGTGGAAGTACCGCGAGCGTGTGGCTAAGTTAGAGCAGTGCTTTGATACAGGCGTGTGGAACCCGAAGTCCTCCGCGCTATGCCCGTGGTGCCCAGTTAAATCATGTGAGTACAACCCAAAACATTAGGAGTGAATCATGGCAACAAAGAGAGTAAGAGATTACAAGGCGGAATACAAACGTGACTTGGAGACCGGTAAGTCCGGCCCCGGCTCCGACCAATCAGAGCGCCAGCGTGCGCGGCAGGCATACGACAAGAAGGGCATTGACCGTGCTGGTAAAGACATTGACCACATCACACCGCTTCGCAAAGGCGGTAAGTCAACGACAGGTAATTTGAGACTACGTGCGAAGAAAGCCAATCAAGGCGACAACAAATAAAACAATCGGAGAAGCATTTTGGAAATCCTTGAAGACAAGGCACTAATATTCAGAACCAGAAACCCAGACAAGTACAGCATCATTCCAAAGCACAAAGTCATTGAACGTGATGACGGTGGGTTCGATGTCGCTGTCTACTGGGGACTGGACGAATGCAGAGTGCTACGCAACCTCGGGGTGAAGGACGTACCTTCACCAATCACACGCCGCTATAAGTGGCCGGGCAGGTACAAGCCTATGCAGCATCAGATCGAGACGGCAGCGTTCTTGACGATGCACCGCAAAGCGTTTGTGTTCTCAGAACCCGGCACAGGTAAGACGCTTGCTGCACTGTGGGCGGCTGACTACCTGATAAGCATTAAACACGTACGCCGTGTTTTGATCTTGTGCCCACTATCCATCATGCAGTCTGCATGGCTGGCTGACCTGAGCAACAGTATCATCCATCGCTCTGCCATCGTCGCGCACCACCCCCAAGCTAGTCGCAGGATTGAAATGATCCAGCAGGACTACGAGTTCGTCATCGCTAACTACGAAGGACTGAACCTAGTAGCTGATGAGATCAACGCTGATGGGCGCTTTGATCTGGTGATCGTGGATGAAGCCAACGCATACAAGACGGTGACAACCAAACGCTGGAAGGCACTGAAGTCAATCATCAAGCCAAGCACGCACGTATGGATGATGACCGGTACTCCAGCATCGCAGTCGCCAGCAGATGCGTACGGCTTGGCCAAGATCGTGAACCCTGAAGGTGTGCCCAACTTCTACACGTCATGGCGCGACAAAGTGATGAACAAGATTACGCTGTACAAGTGGGCACCGAAAGCCAACGCAGCCGATCTGGTACACGAAGCACTGCAACCAGCGATACGGTTCAGTAAAGCGCAGTGCCTTGACTTGCCGCCCGTGCTGACCACAACACGCGAAGTACCACTGACACCACAACAAGCCAAGTACTACAACTTGTTGAAAGATCGTATGCTGGTGCAGGCCGCTGGCGAGACGATCAGCGCAGTCAACGCTGCCGCTGGTGTAAGTAAGCTCTTGCAGATCAGTTGCGGTGCTGTGTACACAGACGACAAAGAGGTTGTCGAGTTCGATGCTGGCCCACGGCTTGGCGTGCTGGAAGAAATACTGGATGAGACAGATCGCAAGGTAATCATCTTCGCGTTGTTTCGTTCAAGCATCGACACCATACAAACGCATCTGACAAAGAAGAACATCCCCAACGAGTGCATACACGGCGGCGTAGCTGCCAACAAACGCGCTGACATCATTCACAGGTTCCAGCATGAAAAAGAACCAAGGGTGCTGGTGATGCAGCCACAAGCAACGGCACACGGGATTACCCTGACTGCTGCCGACACGGTGGTGTTCTTTGGGCCGCTGATGAGCGTGGAGCAGTACATCCAGTGCATAGCAAGGGCTGACCGCAAGGGACAGAACTCAGACAAAGTTACTGTTATTCACATCCAAGGCTCACCAATTGAAAAGAAAATGTTCAAAGCACTGGAAGGGAAAGTGAGCGATAACTTACTTTTGACCCAGATGTTTGAGATAGAAATAAATTCTTGAAAGGAGTTGCAAACCAGAATTTACTGTGTACACTGTCCAACCTTAGACAAACAAAACAGGAGAAGCAAATGGACGAACAACAAGTCCCGTTCGATAAACTGGTGAAGGTCTACCGCAAGATGAAGCTGGAGATCGACACGCTGACACAAGAGTACGACACCAAGGTGGAGTTACTCAAAGCGCAACAAGATGAAATCAAGTTCGCTATCAAAGACCAGATGAAGGCACTCGGTGTCTCATCTGTAAAGAGTCCCTTTGGGACGGTATCCATGATGACGAAGACGCGTTACAACACGCAGGACTGGTCGTCGTTCAAGGAGTTCATCCTTGAGCACGGCGTAGTTGATCTGCTGGAGAAGCGCATCGCTCAAACCAACATGGCTACCTTCCTTGAAGAGAATCCGGGGGTTGTACCTCCGGGATTGAATTCAAACACTGAGTTTGAAATCCGTATCACCAAACCAACCAAGTGAGTTTTATATGTCAAACATAACGCTTTTTTCCCCCTCAAACGTACCTGCATTCGCTCGTAACAACGAACTGTCCGACACAGCCAAAGCCCTCACAGGCGGCGGTGTATCCAACACCAAGCGCATCTCTATCAAAGGCGGCGTGTTCCGTCTGGTAGCTGGTGGCAAGGAAGTTGCCGCGATTGATGACCGCCATCTGGAGATCATCATTGTGAAAGCTGCCCCCAAGGTCAGCCGCATCTTCTACATTGCCAAGTACGATGCCGACAACATCACCGGCCCTGACTGCTGGAGCAACGATGGCGAACGCCCTGACGCTTCTGCACAGAACAAGCAAGCCGACACCTGCATGAGCTGCCCACAAAACATTGCGGGTTCTGGTCAGAACAACAGTCGTGCTTGCCGCTACCAACAGCGCCTTGCTGTTGTGCTGGCCAACAACCCATCAGGGGATGTGATGCAGTTGACCCTGCCAGCCACTTCGGTGTTCGGTAAGGAAGAAGGTGATAAGCGTCCGTTACAAGCCTATGCACGCTACTTGGCGGTGCAGAACCCTCCGGTCAATCCTGAGCAGATCGTCACTGAGATGCGCTTCGATACCAAGGCCGAGTCTCCCAAGCTGTTCTTCAAACCTACACGCTGGTTGACTGACGACGAGTACGAGATCATCAAGGAGCAAGCCGAGTCCGATGATGCCAAGCGTGCTGTTGTTATGACCGTGGCGCAGAGCGATGGTGTGAAGACCAACGCTCCCAAGATGGATATTCCCGGCAAGCCTGTCAAAGCAGCAACAGCGCCTGTTGTTGACGAAGATGCAGCAGAGGAAGTACCGGCCAAGCCTGCCGCAAAGAAAGCCAAAGCCGAACCTGTGGCCGAGGACGATGGTGCTGAACCTGAAGTTCGCAAGGAAGCTGCCAAGGGTTCTGCCGTGCCTGCCAAGAAGGGCAAGCTGGCTGATCTGGTGTCCGATTGGGACGATGAATAAATAAGGAGTTTCGGGGGGAAAGCGGATGCTGTGGTTTAAAACAATTGAGTCTTGAACCCATGCGGCCCACAGTGCAGCGAGTACCCCCACCCAAACAATATGGCCTACTCACAAAAAACAATCGACGCAATCATGCGTGCACCAAAAACCCCGGGCAATCAGCTTGGGCGCTGGGCAGTGCATCTCAACTTTTCAGTTGTGCGTATTGCAAAAGCATTGGGCGTGTCACGGCAGACTGTTTACAACTGGTTTGAAGGCGGTGAAATTTTTGTTGCCTACGAACACCGAGTTGAAACAATGCTCACGTTCTTGAAGAATTCCAAAACAGCAGATGAAGCATGGAGAAAAATATGTCAACACTACGACCTCGCACCCTGAGCAACACAGAACTCATCAAGTACTTCGCCATGTACGTTGATGACAATCCTGAAGGCGCACCCATTGACTGGCAGATCGAATTGCTGCGCCGCTTCACTGCCGTAGCCCCAGAGAAAGAGTTCCCTCTGCACGACGAACGCCAGCTCGACCTGTTTAAATAACCCAACCGAGGATACACATGAACCCGCTTGAATTTCTAGCGGTTGTTTTGCCGTCCCCGGATAATGGGTTGTACTGTGCGGCAGAGCTAACTACAAAAAAGAAGGAGCACAATTTTGTTGAACATCTGGAGGAACTATCCGCTACCGTAGCTAAGTGGGGCGACAAGAAGGACATCTACTTCGCGCTGTCCACGTTTGAGAACAAAGGCAAGCGCACAGCCGAGAACGCACGCTTCATCCGGTCGCTGTTCATTGACATGGACGGCTATGACACCAAGAAGTCAGCGGCACTGTCGCTCAACGATTTCATGGTCAAGACGGGTCTGGACTTGCTTGGCACCCCGTACATCGTGGACTCAGGCGGTGGCTTGCATTGCTACTGGCCGTTCACCAAAGACGTGGCTGTTGAAGAGTGGAAGCCTATTGCTGAGAACCTGAAGCGCCTGTGCAAGCAAGAAGGCTTGAGCATTGACATGACGGTGACCGCCGACTCTGCCCGAGTACTGCGCTTTCCCGGCACGTACAACAACAAGGCCAAGTACGCTACGCCGCGCCCAGTGCGCATACTGGCCGAGGGCGACACGTTTGACTTTGAAGACTTGGCCCAGCACATTGAGAGCCAGCTCAGGTCGATGCCGATGCTGCCGCGCCAGCAGAGTACAACCCTTGCACTGCCCGGCCAGCGCCCTGACGCACCCCACACCCCCACCACGGTCAAGTTGTTTGAGAACAGTGTCACGCTGTTCAAGAACATCTACAAGAAAACCCGCGATGGCACAGGCTGTGAACAACTCAGGCACTATGCCGAGAACGCAACCGATGATGGTATGGAACCGTTGTGGCGTGGCTGGTTGAGCATTGCGCAGAAGTGCAACGATGGCGAGAAGGCTGTGATCTGGTTGTCTGACCTGCACCCATACCCACACGAGCGCATGCACCAGAAACTGGCAGAGATCAGGGGGCCATACCCATGCGTGAAGTTTGACTCAGAGAATCCCGGAGTCTGTGACGGGTGTATGCACAGAGGCAATATCACAAACCCATTGGCACTTGGACGTGAGACCGCCGTGGTCACCGCCGAGACTACGCTGGAGTTACCCACTACGGAGGGCAAGCCAGCAAAAAAAGTCATCCGCCCTGAAGCACCCAAGGGTTATGCGTACGGTGTTCGGGGCGGCGTGTTCATGGAGAAGGAAGACACTGACGCTACAGGTAACGTGACAAAACGACAGATCATGTTGCTACCCTACGACTTGTTTCCTGTGGACATCTTGAACCATAACGGTGAACATCTTGTGCATATGTTGGCGGTGCGTGAATATAGGATTGTGGACATTTCCTTTCCACAGAAAGCCGTGGTCAGCAGGGACGAAACAATCAAGGCGCTGGCGCAACAAAACATCATGGCCAGCTTTGGCTCCGGCAACGACAAGAACCTGTATGACTACGTGCGTGCCTGTGCTGAAAAGATGAGCAGCGAGAAGCGACCGATTGACGTGCCAGACAACTGCGGCTGGCAACCCAACGACACCTACGTATGGGGTGGCAAGATTTACGCACCCAACAAAGAAGCAATCGAAGTGCCCATGCCCGGCCTTGAGAACATCACAATGAATTCCAAGCCTGTGGGTACGTTGGAAGATTGGCGCAAGTTCATTGAACTGCTGGTGCGAAGAAAGTTGTGGGATCACTTGGCCATCGTCCTGATTGGCGCTGGCTCACCGCTGATGCGCTTTACAGGGCTGCATGGTTTGACCATTCACTGCGCTTCGACCGACTCTGGTACTGGCAAGTCGCTGGCGCTTGAGGGTGCTGCATCAATCTGGGGTCATCCGGTTCACTACCGCACTGGTGCGGGTACGTCACCTGTTGCCATGCAACAGCGCCTTGGTTTACTGCACAGCAACCCACTCATCACGGACGAGATCACCAGCAAGAATCGTGAGGAGTTTGAGTGGTTCCCTGCATTCCTGCTCAGTATGACCGAGGGTCGCGGCAAAGAACGCATGGAGTCTGGTGCCAACAAAGAACGCCTGAACCTGTCCACATGGGCGGCAATGGCGATCATGTCATCGAACACACACGCGGTTGACTCACTTACTGGTACGCGCAAGCATGCTGCCGAGGGCGAGCTTCGCCGCCTGATTGAGTACATCATGGATGACAAGCTGGAGTGGGATGCGGATGAGATTGAAGTCATTAAGTCTTTGCGCAACAACTACGCTGTAGCTGGCGCTGTACTGTGCCAGTACATGGTGGACAACATTCAGATGCTTGAGACGCTGGTGAAACAGACTGTGCGCCAGATGTACACCGAGTACCGTGCGCCCAACGATGAACGGTTCTGGATGGCTGGTGTTGGCTGCGCTATAGCTGCTGGCATTTTGATGAACAACGAACACGCTAAGATTGCCGAGTTTCCACTGGTTGAAGTAATTGAGAGTTTCCGTAAGCGCATCAATCACCAGCGCGGTTGTATCAAGGGCAGTTACCGCACAGCCGAAGACGTACTCAACGCATTTGTGCAGGAGTATCAGGGCAAGTTTGTGGTGGTCAAGTACGGCGCTCAAGCTGGCCCACTGGCGCATCTGGGAGACGGCTCAATGGTGGACAGGAACACGACACGATCCGAAGTCATGGGGCGCGTGGAGCACGGTGTCACGCTAGGGCATGTAGACTTCTTCATTGAAGAGCGCCTACTCAAATCGTTCTGCTCGAACATGAGCTTTGGCTACGCCAACTTGGTGCGGCAGTTGAAAGACATATTCACTGTGTCCTATGTCCAGAAGAAGGACATGATGTCCAAGACCAGTGCACCGCCGATGAGAGTGTCGGCCATACACATCAGCCGAAAGATAACGGAGACCGATGAAGCAATTATCAATCCGCTATCCGTGGAAGGGTCTTGAACGGGGGCAGGGGTTCTTTGTACCCTGCCTCGACACGGAGGCAATCAAACGTGAAGGCTTGAACAAGGCGCTATCTCTGCGCCTGTTCGATGCCCGAGCCATACCGTGCGTTCGAGGTGGCCTTATCGGGGTATGGTTCTATCGGTAGCTTTTTCGACCGATGCAGCAAACTGGGTTTTCATCTGTCGAATTTTTGTAAGCTGCGCACGTTTTTCTTCAGGAGATATGTTTGAAGCACGGATGGCGTTTTCGTACTGCGTCAACTCTCGCATGGTGCTTGTGTAGTAGTCCGCAACTTCGGCCATTGCATACTCAGTACCGCGCTTGTTAAGCAACTCAATCGCATCCGCTTTATACCCACGGCTCATCAAGTCGTCAACCGACTTTTCAACTTGCTTAAATTCCGTCATTCGGTCGTAGACACGAGTGCTGATTGCGCCAGCATCGTTGGGCTGGAACGCAGAACCAATAACCGGCATATCAGACAAACGCTTGACTGCTGCCTCTGGGCCTTCGCGTTTGGTAACGCCCATACTAACGGCCTGAACAAACGCCAGACCCATAGTACCTGTGTAGCCTTGCACCAACTGGTCAAGAATGATTGGAGACACACCTGCTACACGGCCAATAGATTTGGATACTTCAGAAGTTTTTTCACGGAACTGGTGTTCTGGAAGCAGCTCTTTCTCATGCGCAGACAAAATGTCGCGGCCTGTGTAGAACGATTTACCCAGACCAGCTTCAATAGCGGGGCGCATGGCTTGAGGAATGCCATAGGACGAACCGCCGGGGATAACTTGCTTAAGGATGCTGGTAAATGCTTTAACCGCTTCTTCCTTGCCGTGCTCGTTGACCATTGAGTTGTACAAAGCTTCAGGCAATGCTTTGAAAAAATAACCAACTTCAAAAGGAATAGGCAAACGCACAGGCTCGTCAAAGCCGGGAACACGAAGGAACCAGTTACCGTACTTTTCTTCAGGGCGTGCATTCTTGTAGGCTTCATCGTCCTGCATCATGCCTGCATACGCTAACGTACCCGCAGCAAGCATGCCGCCACGCAGCAGCAACTTCTGTTGAATCTTCAACTTTTCATTAAACGGCAGCTTACCTGTCAGTGCTTTGTACAACACGTTGAGTGACTGAATTTGCGCGTTGAAGAACGGAATCAACGAGTTGGCCATGTGGATGCTGGGGGACGCGCCGCGCTTGTTAAAGTTCATTGACTCCAACGACATCAGGGTAGCTTCCATTTCTGACAAGCCTTGGTTGATGTAGCTGTTGTACTGAGCGCGGCGGGTAGTAGCATCCGCTTCCATGTTGATGGCTTCCAGCTTACCCAGCGCCTGTTTCCAGCCAACCTTGTCGCTGGCGATGTCGTGCAGAATGCGGCTAAGGTCTTCGCTTGTGCCAGTAAAAATTTGACCGCCAGTGATACCACGGCGCTCCAGCACATCTTTGGTTGTGGACTTACCCAACTGACGCAAGGCTCCAGTAACGGGCATGAAGTCGGCACCGACAAGAATGGGCGCTGCCAAAGAGTCACGGAACAACTGTTTGGCCGCGTACAACGGCGATGCTGTGACAGCCTTACGCAAAAACGTAGCTGGCATACCCATCAAGCGCATAGCTACAGGCATCTGGGTGGGGATACCTTCCATGCCTTTAACCAGAATGTCAGCAGGAACGCCTGCATCATCCGTGTTGATGATTGCGTAGCGGTCTTCGCCGTCTATCTTGAAACGCACAACGTCCGTACCTTGGATGGGTTTGGGTGTGATCTTGGCCAAGTTCAAGTTGGCCAGCTCAATGACGGCGTTCTTGGTAGACAAGTTGCGCAGACCCATATCGGTCAACATATTTGTGTTCTGCACAGAACTGGTCATAAAGTCAAGGATAGGGCGCTCACCACCGACCAACTCATGCAAGTACGGCTGTTCGGTAATATTGCCGATACGAATGGGAGACTCAGCACCGATCACCATTTCGGCAAAGCCGTTGCGCTCACGATACCAAGGGATGTAGTCGTTGTTCTTTGTCAGGTCAGCAGCCACTTGCTTAGAGATAGCGCCAGTCTGTGCAAGGAAGTTCATCATGTCCTTGTTGTACTGGTTGTATTCAGCACGGGCTGCATCAAAAGTATTCTTAACCTCTGGATATGAATCAACCGTAGCCTTTGCAGCTTTCAAGTCCGCTTCTGTCAAGTCAGTACCGAAGTGCAGCGCGGCAAAGCCTTTGTCCTCGGCACGGATGGCAGACATGTACATCGTAAACAACCTGTTTACAGCTTCGCCGTTGCCGACAATGGGTGTAGCCTGCTTCAGAATATTTACCACGTTCTTGATACTGGCTCCGCCACCAGCTTCAATTACACGCTCAATGCGGCCATCAGCGCGTTCTTTTTCAATAATCTTAAGTGCGCCATTGGTAACAGACTGTGCCACAAAGTTCATGCGCTGGTCATACATGCGCAGGTAGTACATCATCTGGGTGCCGACCAACGGCTCCATCAGTTTCTTTAAACGCTCAAACCCAGCAAACCTATCAACCAGCATGGTCTCAAACGTCAGGCCAGAACCTTCGGCTCGGACTTTTTCAGCAAATGTTTTTTGCTTGGCCACAAACTTGTCGGTTGTACGGCCAGCAGCGGCAAAGTCTGCGTTGGCGTAAGTAGCTCTGGTGCTGTACATAATTTTTCCAGAACCAATAGATACCGACTCGACGTTAGGGCGTTTGCCTTCCATCACGTACTTGCGTGCGTTGGCTACTAGTTCCTTGACTTCGTTGTCTGAAACCTTAAACCCATTACCAGCAAACCAGTTCTTGATTGCGTCAATGATCTTGCGCAAGGCGCTACGTGTATCCGGGTCAGGGGACACCCCCTGCTCGGCCATCTCAGCCAACACTTCTTCAACCGCAGTGTTGCGGTCAAGGTTTTTTTCAGTACGCAACTTAGCGTCTGCCTGTTTACGGACGGTCTCGTTGCCGTTGTACAGGTTGTCCATAGTCTCAGCATAGTTTCTGCCAAGGAGTTGCTGCAAACCAAAGTGACCGGCAATTTCGTGCGCCAACGTAAAGGCGACATCGTCGCCGTCTTTTAAGTTTTCTGCAACCAGATACACCGTACGTGTGCTCGGATCGTACAAGCCGGGGATGCGGCCAGTCTTCTCGTCTTTGGCAGCTTGCTCTTGAATCCGTCCGGGCAAATCCTTTTCAGTAGCAACAATTTTAATGTTGGGTTTGATCGTCCAGTCTTTTGTAATGCGATCAACACCTTCCTGAATGTTGTTAATCTTAAGACCGGGGCCAGTCTTCTCAACTGTGCGGTACTTAACTGGAGCGCCTTCCAAGTCTTCCTCTTCGCCAACACGGTTGCGCACACGTTCTTGCTGTTCAGCAATTTGCGCAGCGGTCATGCTCTTGGTTGGCTTGGGGACATACGACATTGTTTTTTCAAGTTCGTCGTATTGCTTATCCAGTTTTGCTTCCAACGCGTTCAAGTTTTTCAAACGTTCAGCGTCGTTTTCAGCTTCAGCTTTTTCAATGGCCACAGCAATCTTAGGACGCATGGCATCAATTTCATCCATGCGCTTTTCAGCTTGTTGTTTGGCCACGTCCTTGGCAGCGCCGCGTTGAGCCTGCAAACTAGTAATCGGTCGTGCTTGTCCGGCTTGCGTTGGTTTATTTTTGGTGGAGAGCATGCGCTCCCCCAAAGTGCTGGTTTCGCCTGTACGAATATTGCCAGCGGTAACGGTCTTTACAACTACAGGGCCAATCTTACGTGCGGCCAAATATGAACGCACATCTTCAATGGCGTAGGTGCGACCTTTGTATTCAACCTCTGTAGCATCGTCCTTGACTGCGGCTTCGTAAGCTTCGCGCAACTTTTTGGTAGCTCCAATTTCTGGGGCTGCGCCTTCTTTGCGGTCAATAGGCACAAGCGTTCTGGCTTTGCCTTCAGCAATGTCTTCCACGTAACGCTGAGTACCAACTTCTTGGCGCTCGATGCCGCGCTTAACGTCGCGCTTGGTTTTAAGTTCTGCCAACTCACGCTTGTATTTGTTGAGTTCTTTGACGCGCCCATCCTTAAGCTTTTTCTTACTTGCAACAGCCGCTTCACGATCTGCTTTGGATAAGCGTTTCTTTTCAAGGATGGTGTCGTATTTGTCAGGCGACTGCAAACGCTGCGTAATATTCTTGATGTTCTCTTCAATTTTGTTGATTCGATCATTAAGCAAACCAGTAATAGTTTTAGCCACTTCAGGATCATTGGACAGCAGTTTGCCAATCTCATCTGCCTTGGCTTCCAATCGCGTCTTAGCACTGGTGGCTTCTGCTACATCTTTGGCTGGCGACTCCTCATCATTGATGATGGAGTCCAACTCAGACAAACGCTCAGGCGTTGCGTCCAACGTTTCAATCAGTTTGCGACGGCCTTCAAAAGAAACCTGTTCTCCGGGTATAGCTTTTAATCTGGCGGTCTGTTCGTTTTCAAGACGCTTTTGCACCTTGTCACGTTCTTCGCGTTGGGCTTGGGTTTCTTGGCCAAGCGACTGCGCTCTTTCACGACGAGCAATAAACGCTTGCAGTGCGCGAGACGGTACATTGGTGCCTTCAGAAATCTGGGTGCGGATTGCAGCCAGTTGGTCTTCAAGTTCTTTGGTGTTGGTAAGCGCATCAAAGATTACAAGCTCAGACGCGTCATCCGTCATGCGGTGACGGATTGTTTTGCGCTCAATACCAAGCTCTCGTTCCAACTGGTCAACAGCTTCGGCACGGCCTTCTGTTCGTTTTTGTACTTCAGAAACAATTTCTTTGGCGGTGCTAATTTCTGTGTAGGCTTGTTTTAGATTTGTTTTATCTTGTTTTTGTTTGGCCAAGTTGAGTGCAGTACCGGCGTTCAACAAATTCTTAGCAAGCGTATCCATTTCTGCCGCTTCTTCTTGAAGCTGCATTTGAAAATTTAAATCTTGATCCAAGAACTTGACTATGCGGTTCTCAGATTGATTCAAGTTAAAGTTGGCACGCCAACGTCGTGTGGCTGCAAGGACTTCATTTTGCAACTCCAACACTTCTGGACGATTTTTAAAAGAAGAAAGACGTGTAGCCCAGTCGGTGTTAGGGCCGACTTCTGCAAACCCTTTGTTGCGACCGCCGGGGTAGTCATCTGACTTAAGCTTTTCAAATAAGTCAGTTAGATTTTTCTTAGCCTTAAGCACATCGGCTATTGCGGCCATTTCAGCTTTTGTAAAGTCTGATGTGTTGGCTGCAATAGCTTTGGTAATGTCTTCAGACACTTGCACGGAATAACTGAACGCTTGTTCGGCTTCAAGATAAGCTGTTTGTAATTCACGCAGTTCTTCCGCCAACGTTGCTTTGGCATCTTTAACTTTAGCTTCTGCTTCCTTGAGCATTTCCTCCGCAAGAAGTAGCTCTTTCTTTTCTTGCGCGGCTTCTTCACCTGTCAACTTTTCCAACTCAGCAAACTGTCCTTTGCGTTTGTCCAAGATAGCGTCATACTGACCTTGCAAGTCATCGACTTTTGTTTGTAAGTCGGCGGCACGTTTCAAGAACGGGGCCATACGCGCCACCAAACGAGACAACGTAGGCGCGGTCATACCTATGGTCGAACGCATCTGCTGCAAAGCATCGCTGGCCAAGTATTGCTCAAACGCTTCGGGGGTATCAAACACACGACCGCGCAAAACTTCATCACCAAACAATTCTTTTTGAATTGCAGACGTTACTCTTGTGGCAACACCTGTTTGTGATGGAATTTCTTTTTCTGGCACTAAACTGCGCTGTTTTTCTTCTTCAGTAAGTTTTACTTTAGTGCGAGGAGCAAAACCGCTGGGGGTGGTCTCTATTTGTGTTTCAGAACGTTTGCCCTGTTCCATAGCGGCCAACATGTCTTTGACATCTTTGGTAATGGCAGGGTCGATTTGCAAACCGTTGCTGGCGCGGTACGTGTATTCAGCAACAAGGTTGCGCTTTTCAGGGTTGAGGTTGATGGCCTTTAAGTTGTCAGCCACTTGCTCCAACAGATTGCGTTGTTCTGCGGACAAAGCATCGGGGCCTTTGGCAAACGCACGATCAAGCTCAGTACGCAAAGCTTCAGGTGTGGTTTGTTCAGGGGTAATCGTGCGGTCAACCGTAGTAGCGGCTTTGGCCACGGCTTTGTTGCGTATGTCGTCCAAACCTTCTTTGATGGCCAGCGCAGCAGCATGTGGATTGGCAAACGTTTGCCGTCCGGGAGCGCGAGACTCCACGGTGGGGTACTGCGCTTCGCTTGTAAAGTTTCCTTGGGAATCTTGCGCAGGAATAAATAACGGGCGCTTTTCTGTACCTTTTTGGGTCAGGTTGCGGGTATCCCCAAAGCGGGTAACCAAGTCATACAGCATTGCGTTTGCGTCACGGCGAATCTGATCCGCTTCTTCTTTCTCAACAGGTGCGCCGCGTGTAGCTTCAATGTCACCAATCAAATTCTCAACTAGCGTGCCCCGTGCAGTTTCCAGCTCAGAAAGCTTGGCTTTGCCTTGGTTGTACTTGGAAACAATCGCCACCATGTCGGCGTATGCTTTGGCACGTGCATCGGCGTAGGCTTGTTGCTGTTGTGTGCGTAATGGTTGCTGTCCGGGCATAGCCGGTTTTGCAAACGGCACCGTAGGCTGCGTAAGCCCTTTGGTGTCCATTGTTTTGCGGTCACCTGTGGTTTCGGTGGTTTTAGCTGCGCCTTTTATTTCATTGGCCATGCCCCTACGGGTTACTGGCTCAGCGTTGAATTCGTAAAAAGCATCGGTGTAGGCTTTTTCAGCGGCTTCTAATTTAGGCAGCAGCTTTTCACGCGCATCCGCAGTCTTTGCCGCTTTGTATCTGCTGTCCAATTTGTCGCGTGCATCCCGCAAAGCAGTCAACTTTTGCATGCGTGCTTCGTTAGAAGCTTTTTGCGTTTCTTGTGCGGTTTTCGCTGTGGTAATTGCTTCGGTTGTTTTTGTTTGGTTTGCAGAACCTTTGTAGCCTACAGTTTCGGCATCAAGATTGCGAAGTTGTTCAATGAGGTCAGCAGCGGCTGCACGGTTACTTGTGGTTCGGGCAATACGCAACTCAGCTACCAACTCAGCACGGGACTTGGGCGCTGCTGTTTTCTCCCCCGTTACTACCCCGCCAGCCAATGGATAACCAAACATATCCAATTGTTCCGTAGCGCCTGTTGGGATACGCTTCTTTTCCATTGCGTCAATCTCAGCCTGTGTACGGCCTTCTTTACGCATCTTGTCCAGTTGTTCTTGATCGCTTAAATACCCAGCATACGGTTGTTCCAACAAAGAAGTTTGCTGGTCTTCGGCGTAGCCTTGAGGCGCATACGTGCGCTGGTTAAAGTCTTTTGCTGACTCCGACACTTGTTCTTTGGTAGCTTTACCAAAGTCAAGCCCAGCTTGACCGGGCTTAGCTGTCTTGGCTTTTTCTTCCAGCGCACGGATGGTGTTGATTATCTTGTCGGCTTTTACAGGATCGTAGCCTTCGCCGCCCAAACTTTGAAGCTGCGCTTTTTGTTTGTCAATCTTGGCACGGATAGCGTCCAAAGAGTCTTCCGCAGGTTCCGCACCCATCTCACCTAACTGTTTGGCAAGGTACTCCTGCTCATTAAGCAGCATCTGGCGCTGAGGGCGCAGTTTGTCAATTGCGTCTATGTCACCTTTGGCGGCAGCGTCAGATTCTTTCCGCTGATGGGCTTCCATCAGTTGCGCCAGCTCTTGCTGTTTCTGCATGAATTCTGACCGCTTGGCAGTCAAGTCTCCTGCTGGCTTGGGCGCAACGTTCTCTGTCTCCATTGGCGCAAGGCCGGGGATGGTTTGTTGGAAGCCCCGTACTTGCTTCATTCCAGCAAGCTCGTCCTGTATTGCTTTTTGTCTGTCTGCTTCAGCTTTTTGTTTGTCAGCTTCGACTTGTTTTCGTGCTTGTTCTTCGCGTTGCTGTTTCAGCTTAGCGCGTGCGCCAGAAGTTTGCTGGTAGTCGTCCATGACAGACTTGTACTCGTCCGTCTTTTTAAAATTTCTAAAAGTAGCTTTGGCAGCATTCTGTGCTTCAACAGCCGCAAGATCATTGGGGTCAACTTTGGTGCTGACTTGTTTGCGCAAAGCAGCATACTGCGTTTGCATTGCAAGGTATTTGTCTTCTGCTTGCTGGGCAAACTCAGGATCATTGAGCTGTTCTTGACGGCGCTGGGCAGCTTTTGCTGTTTCAGCTTCCTGTGCAACGCGGTTTTGTTCTTCCTGATCCAACTGTTCCATGCGCTTTTGGCGCATGTCAAGGGCAGATTCTTTCTCGACTTGCTGACGTGCACCACCAACTTCAGACATGCGACCGACCGCACCCAAGGGGCCAAGCAAACTGACCTGATACGCTGTCTCGCCGTATTCTTTCAGTGCATCTGGAGTTGTTAGGGGTAACCCTGCTTGCGCACGTTCCAGCATTTGCTGGGCAACTTCCGTGGGAATCTCAGTTATCACACCAGTAGCGGTGCCTTTAGCTAGTGTGGCCAATAAACGTTCTTCGGCCAACTTTGCAGCCTGTGCGGATGTGCGACCAAGAAGTGCTTGAACAGGGAGTCCAGTCAGTTTACTGACCAGTCTGCCGCCCAAGGGGATGAAGCTGCCAGCGACATCCAACCCGCCTTGCAGTGCTGCTGCTGGCAGTGCGTTGCCAACATTTACTTTTTGACCCAAAGCTGCTTGGCGCTCGACGTTACCGCCCAGTGCTTGAATTACTGAAGGCGCAACAAGACCTGCGCCCCCACCGATAACTGAACCCACAGGCCCAAATGGTGAGCCTGCCAAAGCGCCAAGACGTGCACTTCCAATATTGGCGGCTAAATTAGGGAACTGTTCAGCAAGTGCGTAAGGAGCTTGGCTGATGGCTTCGCCAGCGGCGGACAGCAAACCCTTATCGTTATACGCTTGTTTGACTTTTTCAAGGCTTACTTGTTCAGCGTACCGCTTGTTGATGTCTTCGCCGCGTGCAAGTCCGGCCCTAGCCGCTTCGTCACCTGAACCAAATATGGAGCCAATACCAGAACGTAGCTGGGAAAGGGTTGACTCTGCACCTTTTTCAAGTCCAGCAATCAAACCCTCTTTGGGTTTCTGTTCTGGCTGTTCAGCAAGATGCTGTTGAAGAAAAGCAATGACTTGCTCATCAGAAGCGCCAGCAGGCCCCTCTACGTCATAAATGCGACCGTCGGGGCCTTTAACGCTGTATATGGGCATTGCTGCGCATCCTAATTTTTAACTGGGGCGTGACCCCACAACTGAAAATCCTCCAGCCGGAGCTGGAGCACCTGCCGCCATTGTAGGCGTAATCCCAAGTTGTTGGTAGATTGCTTTTCTCACCCGATCTTCTTCTCTGGCAGTTTCGCCCTTTGAAATTGTTTCTGCAAATTTGCCGGGGCCAGAAAGCCATTTTTCCATGCGCTGTTGCACAAGCGTTTCGGCTTGCAACTGCAAGTTCTTATCCTTGGCCCCACGGTCAAGGTAATCCGCTTCGGCAAGCGCTTTCTTGGATGCTGCTTGTTTGTAGCCGATATCGGACAAGTTAAGTGCTTGAACTTGCTTGGCTTTTTGTTCGGCTAGTTGCGCATCCAGAGCGCCAAGTCCTGCTTTGCCTACGTTTACTGAAGCGTACTGTGACTCCCCCGCCATCAAACCTAAACCAAAACGAACCAAGAAACTGTTCCAGTCCATGCCCATGTCGTCGGCTTGCTTTTTAAGTTCCTCAGAAGATTTACCGGTTTTGTCTTCCAGCTTGTCCACAATAACTTTTTCAGGTAAAGGCAGCTTTCCACCGTAGGTAGGATCAAAAACACTTTCATCAATGTTTTCGTTGGGTGCCAAACCCTGCGCTTTGTCTTCAACAGGCTGGGCAGGAAGTGCCTGAGCTGCTCCGGGCAGTCCTGCTTGTACCGCCGTTTGTCTATTACGAATGACGTTTGCTTTTTCCTGTTGTAGTTCATACGCCCGAGCACGGTCAAGCTGTTCGGCTACGGACATGGTTGGTTCTTTTGCAACTTCGGGGGGAATACCTTCTTTGGGCTTAGTGGCTTCTTCCGCCAAACGCGCGGCATCTGCTGCTTGGTTTTTGGCAATTCGATCTTGTGCTACTGCGGCAAGACCCGTATCTTGCGGGTTTATATCGCCGCGTTCTACTCCGGGTCGTACACCGCCTACGTCTTCAGGAATTGCATCCGGTTTAATTTCTGCCCCACGTGCTGCTTCTTGTTTGGCTGCTACATCCGCCGCTTGTTCTAAGGCAATTTTATTCCGGGCTGCTGCTTGTTTTGCTGCAAAGTCGGCGAAGGATGCTTCGGACAGGGGCAACGGATTGAATGCCGGGGCGGGAGCCGCTGCTGGCGCAGTCTGAGCTGTTTCTAATTCAGGGAACAACGGTAGTTGATCCCCCACTTTTGGTTCTACTTTTGCAGTCTGCGCTTCTTTCAAACCGGGCAAGCCGGGTTTGACCTGTTTGGGATTTTTGCCGGTAAATGGAGCCGCTTTAATTGATGTAGGACGGCCAGACACCATGTGTCCCACGTATGGTGATATACCGCTGAGAAACTTGTCTTTTTGTTCGTTGTAATACTGACCTTCAGGCGTGCGTGGATCGTATATGGCTTCTTTTTGACGATCCGTCATTCCCTTATAAAAAGCAGCGCCTTCTGGTTTATTTTGTATAGCTGCGGCTGCGGCTGAAGGGTTGTCAATTACAGACGCTATAGCCGCAGTGGGGTATGTCGTTAACTGTCCAGCTAAATTTAAACCAGCTTCGCCCAAGCCCAAAAGACCTCTTCCAACGCGTTTGGTTTTATCTACAAAGCCTTCTTTTTGCAGTTGTTTAACTTCGGCATCGTAAACCGCTTGTTGGGCTGCTTGTTCTTCTTTGTATCCAGCAGGGGTTGAACGGTCTACGGTTTGTGCGGCTGGCTCAACCGTTTCTCCCGGCGCAAGAGCTGCGCTATCTGGAACTTTTGTGGTTGCTAATCTGTTTAAGTAGTTAACAGGCTCCGCCGCACGTTTTGCAATTTGTGCGTCAGTCAAACCGCCTTTATCTTTAAGTTTTGCTGCAATCTCTTGTGACAGCTTTTCAGGAACAAGTTTGCCCTTGTTGTTGCGTAAATGCGCATCCAGCGTTGGCTCGCCTTGGTTATACGCCACGGCTATCAATTGCTCATTGCCTTTGTATTTTTTGTTTAAGTCCACCAAATGCGCCAGTGAAGCGTCAATGTTCATGATGGGGTTCCAACGCTCATCACGAGTTGCGTCATTTGTTTTTACATTTTTTGGCGGGACTTTAAGCCCGTAGTGACTGGCGGTACTTTTTATCAACTGACCGACGCCGGTAGAACCCGAATCTGATTTTGCAAGCGGATCATATCCAGATTCAATTTTAAAAATTTTGTCAACAAGGGTGGGGTTTAATCCCAGCTTTGCTGCTTTTTGCAACGCGTATGCGCGGTAATCTTCAGACGTTCCGGGGCCAGTAAATGTACCGCCAGCATAGCCCGGCACACTGCCGCCGTCATCAAACGCAACGATACCGCCTTCAGCCATGTGCTGCATGTTGGGTGCAGGAAGCTGGCCAATGCCTTGATCTTCTGGCAGGGCTTGTTGCGGTGCAGCAGCCATCCCTTGCTGTGGGTGCGGGGCCATCTGTGACAGCTCTTGGTCAACCACTTTAGGCTGCGGCTGCATTCCCGCTTGGCCCTCTTGTCCGGCCTTCATCTGTTTTTTCTGGTTTGCAATAGACAGCGCCAGCGTCACAATGTAAGGATCATTCTTGTGCAAAGTCGCATACTGCTGCAACTCAGGCAACGGCATGCGGGACAACGTATCGGTAATTGTTTTTACATTAAGCATGAATGTTCCTTACTGCATTTTCATCAGTGCCAGCTCAGCCAAACCTGCTGGGCGTTTCTTTTCTTTGACAGAGCCGCCCTTGGCTTTTGCCGTTGCTGCTGGAGCGCCCATCTGGGACAGGCCGTAGGCTGCGGTGCCAAGACCCGCCAGTTGAGAAGCCATGCTTGGTGCTGCTTGGTACATCTGCGTAGTGCCGGACTGCATTGGTAAACCACGGGTCAAGGCGCTCATATTGGCCAACTGCAACATGGGGTACTGTTGCGCCGTAGCGTAATCTTGAATCTGCTGGTTAATCTTGGATTGCTCCATTGCTTGCTGCTGTGCGCCGTATTGGTTTTGCAACTGGTTGATGCCCATTTGCTGGCCGTAGACATTTTGGCCAAGCTGACCCAACTGGCCTGCGGCGGATAAACCAGTCTGAAGCCCTTGCATACCGAGGTTAGCGCCAAACTGTTGTTGGCCAATATTGGCTTGCTGTGCTTGCATTCGTTGCTGTTGGTCAGCATTAAACTGCTGTTGGGCTTGGCCAAAGGCTGTGTTCAGACCCTGCGCTTGGATAGCGTTCTTTTGGTCAGCCAACGCCCGGTTAGCTTCGGCATCGGTAATTGCTTGGCGAGCGCCGCCAAAAGCACCTACTTGCGTGGCTTGTGCATTGCGTCCTGTTGTTGCAATGTCCGCTTGGCGTTGAGCGGCTTGTTGCTGTACGTTCACCACATTCTGCATGTAGGGATTCATGTACTGGTCGGCTTGCTGTTGGCCAAACTGTTGGGAGTACGCGCCCATCGGGTTGTATTGTGTACCCAAAGCACCCATGCCAGCGCCAAGAGTCATGCCAGCAGCCATACCCGTTTCAGGAGTGACCTGCATGTTTTGCGCTTGTTGTTGCGCTTGCCGCTGCATAGGTGAGAACCCAGCAAAGTAGGCGTTGGGGTCGTTGCTAAACGGTTGGTATGGTTTTATGCTTGTGGGGTTGCCGGAAGCATCTTTGTTATAAATCTCCCCTTGCGCAGAACCAAGCATTTGCTCAACGTACGGCTGCGCATACTCAGGGATGTTGGAAGTCTGGGAGTATGTGGTGTTTGGCTGGCCACCACCACCACCGCCCATGTACAAGGTGAACTGCTGACCTGTCAGCCAGTGAAATAGGTTCTTGACGATATTCATATCTTCATCCTCATTACATGATGGGTTTCTTCCATGCCCATCTTTTTATACATGGGAACCAATTCGTCACGACACCAGCACTGGGCTACCGTAGCACCGTGAGTTTTCATCCAAGCCAGCAACTCTGCAAGTACATGTGGCTTTACTACACTTTTTCCGCCAAGCAAAGTTCCGTGGCCAACACGATAGCGTGGGTAATCAATAAACTCAATTACTGCTGCGCCAGTAATGCCCTCATCCGGCTCATCCCAAACCATCAAGAACATTTTGCCTGTACGTATGGAGAACTCCACCTGCTCAAGCGTCATAAAGTCAGGTTCAGTATCAATACTTTTTTGCAAAAGCGGAGCAGCTTTATCCCACACAAGTGGGAGTTGGTTTGGGGGGATGTGGTAAAGCGGCATGTTTAAGCGAGGTACTTCTCAGGGTTGATCTGCTTGCCTTGTTTCTTGTTGCCAGTACGGGCTTGACGAACTCTGTCCATCATCTTGTACAGCACTTTGGCCCCAGCTTCAGAGGAGCCATTACCAAGGTGGGACACGACATCGGCGGGTACTACAAACTCTTCGTTGGCCAAACGTGCTGGTTGCTTGTTGGCGATTGTCGCAGGAATGTCGTCAGACATACCGTCTCCCGGCCCTTTGAGCATGCGCCCACCATCTGAGTAGCCGCCCAGATCAGCCAGACCGCCTTGCGCATAGTTTGGCTTATACGGGGTTGGTTGTACTGGTTGATAGCCTGAATACAAACCGGGCTTAAAAGTGGACTTGTAACTTGGCTTTTCATACGGTTTTTTTGTCAACGTATCGTACGCACTGGAAGCTGCCATGCCTGTCAGCAGTTTATTTGGTACCGACATGCCTTTGAAATCTTGCCACAGTCCTTGCAAAAAGTTTGGTTCTGCTGCGGGAGCACCTGTGGTTGAACTCCCGTACGCAGTGTTGTTTACATACTCATACGGTTCGGGCTGGCCACCACTAACGTTGCGCATTTGCTCACCGCCGGGAGTAGCGTTGGTGGGGGGCGATAAATCAGGAGTAGCTGGGGTTTGCGCAAGCAGTCTGTCTGCGCCTCCGGGTTCAATTGGTTGTGGAAGGTTTGAACCCATGCTAGCTAAATCTGTTTGCAATCCGGGCAGTCCGGGGACAGTTGGGGCAGGTGGGATAGCGGGGGGTAAAGCTGACGGCAACGCTGAAGACTCAAGCGCACCGGGAGCGTACTGTGTCAGCGTAGGTGCAGTATTAAACGCACTTGTTGCGCCAACTTCATTTGCCAACGCTTGAATACCTGAGCCACTACCAAGAACCGTACCAGCAGGTGCTCCACCCAAACCCACAGTAGCTGGGCCTGCGGCCATTGGAGTAGCGGCTGCTGGTAAAGCACTGGCAGCAGTAGTAGCCGCAGTAGTGGCCGCAGGAGCACCGGCTGGCGCTATGGCGCTAAGAACGGATGCGTTTGTTGCTGCTTGAGCTGCGGCTGCTGCTTGAGCTGCTTGGGTAGCGGCAAGGGCTTGGGCTGCGGCTTGGGCTGATGCAATCTCTGCGGCTGTTAAGCCCACTGCACCTTCTGCCGCTATGGGTACTACTGCTTCTGGCATATCAAACTCCTCGTTTCATCACAACAAGCCCTTGCTTGCGACTAAGTTCTTTAAAGCCAAACATGGCTATCAGTTTCTGTGCTTTGACATCGTTCTCAAAGGGTGTAGCATACACTTCCTTGTAACTTTTGTCTCTCAAAAATGGCAGGATTTGCTCGGCAAAGATGCCTTTGTACCGCTTGAATTTACTGGGAGTCCATGCCCCCGCGTTAAGGTGCAAGTGCAAAGTTGCCGTTGTCCGATCCAGTATGTGGTCACAGCAGACACGCGCATCCGCATCTTCGTATATCTTTTCTCTTACTGGCGGCATCATGTTGGAAGCGCCGATACAAAAGTTGCGGTCAGAATGGCAGAGGGAATGGCTGGCACAGGTGCAGCGGCTGCAACAGCTTTAAGCTGGATATTGGTGTCATCTACGCTCCACATGAGCTGAAAATAGTCCAAGGCGTTCATGGACAACACAAAATTCCAAGCAGGAATGGCTTCCGCCGTAGTTCCTTGGATAGCCACTTCGCTGGCTGAATTGGCGACATCTACCCCGTTTACCCGCGCCCAGATGTATGTGTGGCCTGCTGCGCCTGAAGATTTGTCCAGTTGTAGAGAAAACTGGAAGTTATAGATGCCCGCGTTAGCTACAACAATTTTAGATGTTGGAGACCCTATGCTTACATCGTTGCTCAAGTCTGTGGAGTTAAACGTAACTGCATACGCTGTGCCGGTTGCCGCTGCTGTCTGAGTCGTGGTGTCATGGAACGCCCCATAAGGGAACCGCACATATCTGCCACCAGACTCCCCCAGCAATGCTCCGGTCAGGCTATCCAGTTGGTTGAAATACAGGCGCAGAATGTTGGAGTACTGCTCAATGAACTGAGCGTCATACTGAATGGGGGCCGCAGGCAGGCGCGGCGCAACCACCGGCCTGTAACGATTGATGATTGTTGTTGCCATAAGGGTTTACCCTACCTACGCCCATCAGGGCGAAGGTCAATACGAGGGATGCCCAACTGCCACTGCACCCCCAACGTGTCTGAGCTTACTTGGAACGCCATCTGACGACCGCGAATCCTGACATACACCTGCTGAGTAAACTGCTGGATGGCATAGGTTCTTTGGCCTTGGTAGTTCTGCGTGCTGATGACAGACGGATCGTTGGATGGGCCGTAGTTTGCACCGGGATTGGCGCGGGGCAGCACGGTAAACATACATGATGGTAGATTCACGCTTGAGCCATCAAACGACAAGTCAGGTATCAGTCTCCAGACAAAGCCAAAGTTATGCCCGTCCCCAATATCGAAGTCAGACGATGTAACAGTAGAGGCAATAGGAACTGAAGGGTTTACTGTACCGTCATCAACACCGCTTTCATGGTAAACAAGCAATGTATTTGCACTTCCGCCAGCTACACCATAGGTTGCTGCCACTGGGTATGCGCGAAGCGCACTGTCCAACCAAGCTGTACGACCTTGAGGTGAGCCTAGATAGTTATTCCAATCACCGTAGTACCAAACATTATCCACATGGTTGTAGATCACATAGCGGTCGATCACGGTCGAATTAGCAGAACAGTACTGCCACCAGACTTCGTTGTAACCTTCGTTCGTTCCCGCCATAAATTGATATGACTGAGTAAGGTTGATGTCACTATAAACATATTCACGCAAGGTAGACACTAGCGTCTGAACTCGACCTGAGTACATATAGAACTTATCCGTACCCATCCAATAGGTAATATTGTTGGCGGTCGCTATTGCATTTGGCCCAGCAATAGATATGTTGTCGCCCATGATCTGGAAGCCCCAGACATACGGTGGGCCAAGGTACTGCATGGAATAAATAGCTGAATCAGTCAGCACCAAAATCTCTTGGCGGGTCTGGATGGCAGTCACAATGGTAGAGCCGTGGCTCAATCGGTAGCTACCTGCTTGGTTTGTAACAGCCGGATACCACGTAATAAAACTTTCTTGGTTCGACCAGTAAATTAACAGCGGGTCTTGAACTAAGCTGCTGGCTACAGAGTCGTTGCACCCAAAGGCAATAACAAAGCGTGAGGCATCAGATACCATCACAAAGTTGGCTACTGTTGGGCAGTAAGCATCCGCAGTAACAGTTCCTGCTTTGGTAACTATAGAAGCACTTGGGCCAAGTAACTGACCCCGGTTGAATGTGCTGGCTGACGCAGAGTTTGCCCAGTAGTACAACGCGCCACCACGGGCGTTAAAAATTAAATCTTCACCAAAGTTTGAATGGCTCCACAGGCGAAGCTGTACGCCAATGCCCACTGTAGCAGGCGAACCCCAGCCAATAAAGTTTGTAGATTGAACAACAGATGTTCCGTTTGTATGGGTAGTAGCTGCGCCTGAGCCTGTACCGCTTAAACCGCGAGTACAGCCCGTGAATGTTGTAGCAGTTACGCCGGTATAACTAATAGTCTCTGAGTCAATTAAAATCCTGCCAGTGGTCGTAAAGCCCGTGGTCGATGTCACCGTCACTGTAGTGTTTGAGTTAGATAGTGTGCCGCCAGAAACTACCGTTGTCACAGCACCTGTGATGATGCCGCCCCAAGTACCAGCGCCCCAGCCTACGTTCTGTGAAAAAACATCCTGACCTGATGTAAGCTGGTATGCGCCTACAACCGAAGCGCCGCCAGTACCTGTATCACTTGCATTAGCAGCAACTGAAGACTGGATCGTGTATTGGTTGGAGCTTACATAGGTAATCTGAAACTCAGCATTGAGTATGGTGGCTGTAATAGTTCCACCCAAAGATACCGCGCCGCTAAAAGTCACAAAGTCGTTGGTCTGTGCGCCGTGGCCTGCGTCAGTTACTGTGATTGTTGTTGACCCGTTAGAAGCAGCAAAGGTCACCTCACCTGCGGTGGTGGTGCTGCGCAATGGTGTTACGTCATACGACAAACCATTTGTGCCGTTTTGAATGTAGTACTTTAAGTTTGTGCCTACAGCCAGCAGGTTATATCCCGCTAAGTTAAGCCAGTTCCACATGCCTCGGGCAACACCCCACAGCGTGCCAGTTGTTGGTTTTAGCGTAGAGTTGTTTGTACCAGTGTCGGCCGTCCAGCCGCCAATCTTTTCTGCCTGACCAGAACGAAAACGGATTTTGTTGGACGCATAGTACCCGCCCTCATTGGCGTAAGAGGTGCTTTCTCTGTTTACACCGGGACGAAGGGCAAGTTTCTGGATTGGCATTTTTAACCCACGTTACGCTCAAAATGAGGGCAGTCCACAAGATTGGAAAAGTTTCCGCCCCAGCGGTTTTTGATGTTCAATGACTCCCAGTATGCGCCCAGCGGAGCAATGGTCGCCTTGTCCCAGATTATCTTCCCATCCGCAAAGAAGTTCAAGTCTATGGCGCACCGCTTGAGGTGGATGGACTTCATGGTCTTAGACCGGCCTGTCTTAACATAGATAGCTTGCTGTTCTGGGGTACGAGCAAGTTCACCACCTGTGACTTTAAAACCTAACGCAGTGGCGTAGGTAATGAGTTTGCAAGCATCCAGTAGGAATGCGGCTTGTTCGTCAGATAGGCTCATTTATTACCCTTTCGCAAATTGTCTACTGCTGGAATTACTCTCAGGTTTTCATAAACATGGAACCCGCCACGACTCAAAGGAATTATGTGGTCAACATGAAAACGCTCTCCCAAAGACATCGCTTGATAGAAATCTCTTAAAACATACAGCTGTCGTATTTCAGCAGAAGTTTCTCCAGCAAGCAAAGTTCTGCGTTTTGCGCAATTGGCAAGGATTCTTGCTTTGTTTTCTGTTCTATCTTTCTTTTTCCACTGCTGTACTTTTTCAGGGTTGTTTGCTCTATAAAGGTTGTTTCTTTCTAATTTTGCTTTGTAATTCTTTTTTGTGCTTTTTTCTACCGCTTGTCTATGGGCTTCTGGATTTTTTGCTCTTCGCTCACGCATTATTTGAGCAAAGCACATTTTGCAGCGTGACTGCACTCCTGATGGCTCTCGTTTGTCGGGGCTAAAATCTGTAAAAAGTTTTTGTACTTTACACAAAGAGCAAATTTTCATCGGGCTTTACTCCGAATTTCTGTAATTTTTTCAACTGTTCTTGAGCCAAAATAAGCGCCAAACACAAGCATACCCCAGTTTCCAAGCAAGGTGACGTAGGACTCATTTGCGTTTAGACCGTAGGCAGACATCATGGCAAACAGGAAATATCCCAAAAAAATGGCAATTAAACTCATAGGGCGTATGTTTTTGGACAGCCAAGAGTCGGATGCCATATCGGCCTGCCAGCGATCTGTGATGTTGTCAGCATCGTTTTGCGCAGCCTTAGCCAGTAAATCGATCTCAGCTAATTCCAGCTTGGCTTTTTCAATGCCCAGTTCAAGGAGTTTTTCTTCGTGGTCAAACTGAAGCTGGCGCAGCTTGGAGACATCTTCCGGCGTTGGATTATCTGGAATCTTCACGCCCAGCGTGTTCTCAACGACTTCTTTGCCTTTGGCTTGAATGGCAGATGACAACAGGCCAAGCCCGTTTTCAGCGAGGCTACCAAGGAGGGATGCAATTAAAGGCAACATTATTTTTCCCGTTCTTTCTGTTCAAGCTTTTGCCTGAGTTTTTCTATCTTCTCCACCTGCGCTTTGACCTCATGCTTGGCTTCTAGTATGTCCATGTATAACATTCCAAGCAGTGGCAGCATCAGCCCAACCAAAACCAAAGCAGCGATCCAGCCCATTATGTCTTCTCCCACCGATTCAGCAGGAGGAGCCACGCCCAGAGATACAGGAGGAATATAGTAGTCGCTATCAGGTACGCGGACTTTGCTTGGAGGCTTCTTTGCTTTTCCCGCCGTAGCCATAGCTTGTACCTCTGCTGTGCTTCCTGTTTCAGCCTTGCCTGTTCCTGCTCCTGACCAATGATCTCCCGCATCTCAAACACTTTGCTGTACAACGCGCCCATCTCAGGCGGGGATTGGTACACCATCGTTTCCCTGACCGTCACTATCAATGCTGCCATCTGCTGCTGCGCCATCACTCTTTGCAACGCAGCCTCCATCAAGTTGGCATCGGGGTCGTAGACGTTTCTGAACTTCTCTTCTTCCTCCCGGATGTGCGTTGCTAGCTGTTCTTCAAGCCTGAATAGCTTTGTAAGCTGACTGACAATGTCCGCCATGACTTGGGTTTCGTCAACGGCAACGAACTTCTCCGTCTTTTTCGCCACAGGCTGGGGCGATTTTCCCTGTGGGACAGGTGCAGCACTTGCACCAAACATTTCTGCCAACTTTGCCCAGAAACCCCTAACCTCTTTTGCGATTCCAATGACTTCGTTAACAGTGCTTTTGACCTCCATAAAGGAAGTCTTAGCTTGCTTGTACAGACTGCATCCCTGCTTGATAGCAGCAACACAGGCATTTGCGGCAAGAAGAAGGCTGATCGGATCAATTTCATATCTCCGTTATGCCGTACGTTCCCACATATACACAACGATATATGGTTGCAGGTTTGCGTTTGTTCCGCTGACACCTGTTGTGGAGTTTGCGACTGTAACGCCTGTTGTGGCGGCATTCATATCACCAAGGAAATAGTTTGGGCTTCCACCAGCAAAAATAGTAGGGGTAGCCGTTCCGTATGGGCCTAATACACCTTTACCACCATTTGCATTTTGGTGCTGGTGGCCCGGATCAGTTACTGTTGCAGTATGGGTGTGAGATACAACAACTGCATCTGCACTACCACCAGTAGCTCCAGCAGTAAATCCGCCGCCATTACCAACCATTACCTTGCCTGCGCCAAAGGCCGTCCATGTGCCAAAGCCTAAAGATGTGCCGGGGTTGGTAGCGGCTGTGCTGGAATAAAGAGCGCCAATGGGGAACAGTAAGTTACCAACCAAAATAGTCAGTGCCGCTGCTGTTGTTCCGCCTGTACCACCATTTGCCAGTGGCAGAGTACCTGTAACGTCTGTGGTCAGCACTGCCTGAGCAAACGAAGTGTTTGTACCGTCTGATTTAAGCAGTCGGTTAGCTGTTTGCGCCGGGGCTAAAGCGTTAAATGCTGCGTTAGCTGTGGTTTGTCCTGTACCACCATTTGCAATAGCCAAAGTTCCAGTTAAGCCTTGCGCCTTTACATCGTATACGTTTGTACCATCTGACCAGACCATGATCTTGTCTGCGGCGGCAAGAGATATTCCTGTTCCAGCAGCCGTGGTATTACCAATGACCGTAGAGTTGTAGATCGTAATAGCATAGCTGGTGTTGTTCCAGACAATGTACTGTTTAGATGAAGGCGGGATGTAAACGCTTGTTGCCGCAGAAGCGCCGGTGAACTTCAGCATGGCGTACACCGCTTGGTTTAGGTTGGCGGTGGATGATGGCCCGTTGACATAAGTCAGGGCTTGGCTGGTGGACGTAATTGGCACAGCCTGATACCCAGCGATTGCCGTGTCCAGAATGTAGGCGAGGTTGCTGTCTGTGGTTGCACCCCATGCACCGGCTTGGTCGCCAGAGCCGATCAGTTCGATCCGCAGATTTGAGGAATAGGTACTACTCATGGTGTTTCCTTAGTTTACTGTTGGAATAACCGACCAGCCTGTGTCAGGGTCAGTATCAATTGGCGACCAAGTTGTTCCGGGGCTACTGTTTATATTTTGCCATGTAACAGACTGGCTGTCATCTATCAGATTCCACAAGTACGCGCCTAAAACCAAATCAGAAATTGTTGCAGTTTCGGATACAGGGGCGTTGTAAATACTACCGGGCGGGGATACGGCGTCTGTGGCTGTAGCTGTTTCTTCTACTGGGGCGTTGAATGTGGATGGCGCTACAAGTGGGGAGTCGGTGGCTGTGGTGGCCTCGGACAAGGCGGCGGAGAAATCTGCAAAACTCAAGACAGCATCTGTGGCTGTAGCGGTTTCAGCCAAGGCGGCGGAGAAATCTGCAAAACTCAAGACAGCATCTGTGGCTGTAGCGGTTTCAGCCAAGGCGGCGGAGAAATCTGCAAAACTTATAACGGAATCTGTGGCTGTCGCGGTCTCAAACAGGGTGGCATAGAAATCCGCGAAACTCAAGACAGAATCCGTGGCAGTGATGGTCTCGGACAGGGCGGCGTAGAAATCCGCAAAACTTAAGACAGCATCTGTGGCTGTAGCTGTTTCAGCTACAGGGGCATTGAACGTGGATGCGGCTACGCTTGGGGAGTCCGTAACTGTAGCCGTTTCAATTACTGGGGCATTAAATGTAGATGCCGCCACGCTTGGGGAATCAATGGCTGTAGCAGTTTCTGCTATTGCCGCCGCATATACTACAGCACCAAAATCCCAGCCTGTGTTGTTCCCACCATTTACGTTGCCATTGGTTGTAAGTGCTTGCCACGTTGCCCCGCCAGTAGCTGATGATTGGCTGATTGAGCAAAAAGAAACGGAGACAGTGCCGCTTGCCTTGGATAACGTGTGGCTTGCCGCAGTTGTAGAGCCAATGGTTATCAAGTTTCCTGCTGTGCCTGACAAACTGAAATTGCTGAATGTGTTGGTTGTTCCTGCTACAAACAGGATAGATGCTGGTTGAACAGTATTGGTGATGTTGCTAAATGTGTTTGAGCCTGTAATAGTCAAATCACCAGCACCACCTTGATTAAGTGTGCAGTTGAATGTAGAACCACCACCCACAAACCTCTTGGCGGTTGCGGCAGTCATGGAGATCGTGCCAGTGCCTGTACCTGCTGTGGTAGTGAAGTTAGTAGCGGAGCTGTTGTTAAACGCATTTACATTGGGGTCAGGACAAACTAATGTGCCACCATTGAAGGTCAAATTCTTTGTTCCTGCGTTGGTTGTAAATCCTGTGCCAACAGTTAATGTTTTCCCAAACAGATCAATAGTGCCGTTGATTAGAGTGGCGGTTCTTGTAGAACCCATCGTCAGCGCATCTTGAAGTTGAAATGTTCCACCAACTCCATTAAAGATAATTGGTCTATCTAATGTCTTTGCGTTAGTGGTAATTGTTTTTGTTCCGCTAGTAGTTCCAAATGTCCATGTACCTGTTCCAGCAGTCAGCGTCATCCCCGAAGATATTTTTAAATTTCCATAAATAAATACGTTTGTGCCAGATGTGTCATTCCATGTTCCAGCATAGCCTGTAAAGTCAATATTTCTTGCGGAATGAGTTCCAACTGATAAAAATGTTAACGCATAAGTGCCGCCAGTAAAGTTATAACTTATGGAGTTTGCTTCTGATAATGCACCAGCGTTAATTTGCATAGCACTAGAACCTGCTGACGTAACATTAACTACTTGAGTACCTGTTGTTGTTAAATTTGTAGCTGTTAACGTATTCCATACATTACCTGTACCAGTACAAGTAATATTTCCTGTGCCAAAAGCAATAGTTCTACTGTTTGAGTTGGTAGAGTTAAATCCACCTGTGCTTAGTGTGTATGACTGAAGGTCTAATGTGCCATTGGTTAGCGCTGTATTAGATGTTAAGCCTGCTGTAAAAGCGCTTCCTAAAGTCCATTCTCCACCAACGCCATCAAAAGTTATTGCGCCACCAAATGCAACCCCATTGGTAGTTACTGTTTTACCTGTTGTCGTAGCGTTAAATGTAGTAGTGCCTGTATATGTGCGAGTAAAGTTTGTGGCTTGAAATGTAAGACTGCCAGATACTGTCAATCCAATACTTGCACCCGCAAGCGTCATCGTTCCATCAAGACCTGACGCTGTAAAGTCATTACAGACCCTTGGCGTGTTTGCCATAGTGCAAGTAAATGCCGTTGTTCCACTATTTGAGTTAGCATCAAAAAATACGTTATCTGCCGCAGTAGGGACAGATGCGCCAACAGTAGCCGCACTCATGGCTTGAGAACCGTAAGTTCCCCCAATAGTTACAACCCATGTATTGACAGCGCCACTAACAATTGTTCCAAGCGACGTATGGTTGTTTGCATATACAGTCATGCCAGCTACAAGTGCTGGTGATCCAACAGTCGTTAATGTAGTACCTGTACAACTAGCGGTAAAAGATAAACCAGTGGCCGCAGACCAATTGGTTGTTTGAGTGCTACCCCAAGTACCTGTACCACCTACCCAATAGCGATTAGCCATTAGACTTCCTCAGTAGGAGTTTCTTCAGATGGAGGAGCAGTAATCACAGCAATCCAGTTATCAAACCTTTGCTGTTTCATGGCTTCAATCTGCTCATCAGACAATCCATGATCGTCAGGCAAATGCAAAGCATCTGAAAATGTTCCGTGCTGAGATGGAAAAGAGAAATCAATTTTCATGGACGGCTCCGCAACAATCAACCAGCAAGGCTCAAGGTGTAAGTCACGTTCAGGGTGTCGCCAGAAACAACAGAACGGTCTCCGGGGGAAGAAAAGTCAGCAGCCGAAAACAAAGTTCCAGTAGTACCAGACTTGGCACTACCGCTAGTCAGAAACGCACCACCAACAGTTGAAGTTGCATTGATGGTAAATGCCGCCACTGAAGCAGAGTTTGTTGCAACCGAGGGGTTAGCTGTCGTAGCCGTGGCAAACGTACAGGCTACGCGCGTGGCGTTACTATACGGAACAACTTCAGTCCAGCCAGCATGGGAAGCCATAGTGTCGCCAGCCGCAGGGGTGTTAGAAGCACCAGCGCCATACAGACCAATATACCAAGTGGTTATTGCCGTAACGCTAGTCAGCGCAGAACCGGCCATATAAGCCAAACCCGTGTTAACCACAAGATTGTCTTCTTCGGCTTCCCACTTTAACGCGCCATCTTTGTCATAGCACGCCATTTTAAATCTGCCAAGCGCAAGTGCGTTATCGCCAGAACGTGTTCCTGCAACTAAACCGCTTGTAACAGTGTCAGTGCTTTTTACTTTTTCGTTAAACATGAGAGTACTCCTTAAATGATGCGAATAATTGCTGATGTGTTTGACACAGCCGGAAACTGTACCGTGAATGTTGTTGTCGAAGTCTTGTTGGAGCCAAAGTCTAGCACGCATACGGCATCATTGGCCCCGGCTTTGTAGATCAAAGCTCCACGCGCAGTGAGTGCGCCTGTCCACGATGTGTTTGCAAAAGAAATGTATGCAGTCGTGTTGGGTGAGTTCCCTGTTGTGGGGGTCTGACTTATCGTAAGCACATTGCCCCCAGCCGTATACCCAGTGCCCACAACCTCGCCCGTAGTCGTATAAGCCGTGGTAGCGGCATCAAGCGTGGCTGCATTAGTGTACAGAGCCATGTAAAACGTACCGGACGTAAAGTCGAACGTGCCGTTCAGCAGGCCCGTACGGAACGTATTGCAGGTGTAATTTCCCGTGAACGCCATTAACGGACTCCATTATTCTGAGGTAACGGAGCTTGACGGTACTGGCCGCTACGGTACGCATCGCTGCGTTCCATGCCGTCGCCCAGACGTTTTGCAAGAGCCAAGGCTTCTTTGTACTTGGCATCGTAACCAGTAATGATGTCCACTTCACCCTTCATGAAGGTGTATGCTTCCACCAAGGAACCGTAGAGCAGTACTGAATCAAAGTTATCGCCAAGCCATGTTTGACCTGAAGATGCAGTAGTGATTGACTCTGGGTAATAGTAGTAGTGCAGCTCAACGTTGTACACCGCATCGGGTGTTGGGCCAAGAATAAAGCTCAACTCGTTTGAGATAGTTACACCGCTTACTGTTGGGCCAAACAATGCGTAATACTTGGGGATGGCTGTATCTGTTGGGGTTGGGTATGCCTGCCGGATAAAATTTACATCTTTATTTAACAAGTACTCGTAAGCGCCCGTAGCATCAATCACAGCCATTGAATAGGTAGCTAAGAAGTCAGATGGGCATGACAAATACTTGTTGCTGCTAGTTGTTGT